AGGGTTTGAGTACCAATCCACTCTCGCATGTATTCCGGCGACGGCAACGACACCCCGTCCCTCATTTTCAAGATGTGGGTGTTCACCGCATCTGCGTCTGGGATGGCAGGGTGGGGTTTCTGCTGGCCTCGGAACAGGACGTCGGCATAATTCTTTAGGAGGTTCTCGGCGTCTTCCACCGCCTCCCAATGCGTCTCCCTGAGCATCCGCCAAGGCCAAGTGTACCTTTTCATCGAGGTTTTACGGATTTCAATTGAGGTGCAGTGGATGTTGATAACCAAATCCGTATAATAATCAAACGAATGAAAGAAGTCGCCTTCCAGCTCTGCATAGTAAAAATATTCTGGGTGTTCGATAGTCATCTCTCAACCCTCCGTTGTGATGTGTCGTGTGATCTTTTCTTGGGGGGCTGAACCCCTATCCCATTCATCGTTCTACCAGATTGTCATTCACTCTTGACAGAGGTGATTTATTTTGCCACAATTCTCCTGTTACTGCTTTCATCTCACCACCTCGCCCAATCTGGCAATTCATTATAAGTATTTTCCATATTACGAGATAGAAGAAAAGCTTTTTCAATGTTCCCTGCTTTTCTTTCCTTTATGCTTTCAGCCTTTATTTGAGCGTAGTTAGAGAGCCTAAGAAGGCACTGTCCTGCTACAAGAAACTCTACGATCAATTTATCGTAATCATTTGGATCAATTGAATGATCGTCCAGATTCGGTATTTCAGAGATTTTCATATTTCACCCATGAATATATTCACGTTGTCCCTTGTTGAAGATGTAATGGCTTGCCGCATTGCTCCAGCAAATCGCATAGACTCTCTTCCATCTATTGTTGTGCCGCACCTTGTACGGTGTAGTCAGCTTAGATCCATACCCAGATGCAGTTTCCTGTAACCCTTTCTCATGCCACCATAAAGGATGGTAAGAGAAAGCCTCAGATGTCAATGTAACATTTCCAGATTTGGCATATTTGATATCCATAATTCACCATCCGTAAGTTAGTACACTCTCTTTTTCAAGCCACTCTACTGCTTCACCCTTGCTATGTTGCTGTTTCAATCTGAACAATGTCGCCATTGATTGTCGTTTTGGTTATCATGCAAACACTATATCCCACCAACATTCACATTACAAGCACTCTGTGAAAGATTCTTTTCTCTTATACCTATTAAGGGATATTTTACAGATCTTACCAAAACTCCACGGCCAACCCTCCGGTCCACTGTATAAAAGTGTTTTTACCAAATCGTCCGTTTTCGTACACCAGGCGCTTCCTCGTTTCGGTCCACTGTATAAAATGTTTTATACAGTGAACCGACAACTCTCCAGACTTTTGGTCATATACGTAAAGACTTTTATGAAAATGACCAAAAGGGTTTACAGAAATTACCAATACTTTTATAAGACTGACCAGTACTTTTTATAAAGAAGTCCGACGAGATCAGATAATTCTTTTTTATAAGAGTCCCGTTTCTTTTTATAATTAATGGCCCGCTTTGATCCCCTTTGATTCACCCTGTACATATCGTCTGCTATCTTCACATTTGTTCTTAGCCGCCTTAGCCTCTGTTTCTCTCGTTTCGTGACCGGAGAGACCACCCCAAGCTTCGCAATTTTTAGATTATGTTTAAGAGCTAAATCCTCAAGTCTTTTTAATGTTATCTCAGATGCCCATCTCTTTTTAATAAAATCTATCATCAATCTCACGAATGTCGGGCCATGATGATTTTCTTGTGGAGCTATGCTAAAGGCGATCACATGACATGCCTCATGAATACTAGATAGTTCTTCCAGAAACCATTTTGGCAACTCGATTAATTTCCCATCCCCAGATGCCATGGCATATTCTTTTTTCCCGATTATCACTTTTGGGGGAATGATAGCAAAGTCTTCGCACATCTCTCGAATGATTTTTCGGCACTCTACGATTGATAGGCTCTCTTCTACAATTTCCAAATGATCATGTAGATATTCTTCCCAGGCATATAATTTTTTCTTCTGAGGATCAATCATATTTAAATGTATCACACCTATATATTGATAAATGAACTTTGAGTTTCGTAAGCGAAACTTAAAGTTCACAAGTTGGCTAACCTCTTAGAAATCACAGGTCATCATTTTTAAACGACAGGTCACATTATTAACAGGCGTGCATACTTACTAACACACATGCGCACATACGAACATTCAGTGCATGTCAAAAAACTCGTCATCTTCTTACTAACATTAACCTCTACTACGACGATAGTTGCCCATCATGGTACACAATATACACCTCTATTGCGACCAGTGCAACCCCTTAAACGGCCTATTTTAATCCTTACAGTTATTATATTTTAGTCATTTTTGTAAGTGTTTGATTTTGCGATCTTTACACAACATCATTAAAGGAGAAATTTTTTTGAGCAGCGCTCCTGAAATTCGAAAAAGTGATTCTATTAATTATTATTTATACTTTTGTATAACACTTTTCCCCAGTCCTTACCCATTCATATAATAGTTACATTATTTTATAACAAGTGTTACGCTTTTTTGTAACATGCGCTCTCACACGTATGTTCGAGCGCATGTTCGAGCGCATGTCTATCCAGGCATTCAGTGCATGTTCCGTGCGCCCTTGCGTGGGCATTCAGTGCATGTCATAGGAGCCTGCACAACATTCAGTAGGACTCTATAATGCGTCATATATGATCCATAATGTCACTTAATGGGTTATATACAGGTCATTATATCAATTTTAAGGCCTCCTATAGATCATTTGATAGTATCACCTGTGTGTGCGTGTGTATCGTATACGCATTCAGTGCTACTTCGCCTATGTGCGCAACATTCAGTGCTACTCTCCTAACAACACTACTTTCCAGAGTTCCTTCATGCTATCTCTAACGTATTCGACTGAATCATGATCTGCATTCCATACTATGATCTCTGATCTTTGGCTTCCGAGGTTTCCTCCATCGTGTATTTCAACTGGTCTTGCTCCATCGCTGTCTCGGATCTTAGTTTCATTTTGTCTTTCTTGATCGAGGTTTTCTTTGAATTTATGAGAGAAGCGTACCATGCTTCTCCGAGTTCTGCGTCTGTGCTTATTAGTTTTATCTCTTTCTCAATCAATTGAGTTTCTTCTATACTTCATCTTCCATATTGTTCTCCCTCATTGTCATTCATTATCAAGATCCATGTCATGTTCTTTTTTTCTTAGTCTCATGATTCTATTTTGTTCTATGAGCATTCCATGTTTATTTACTTTGTTCATGTTAAGGGATGGGTGGGACTCATTTTTTCTTATTACAATGATCCACCAGAGTCAGTCAATGATTTTATTAATAATTTGTTTCATCCTGTTATCGCTGTCATAATTGGCAGCATCCTTTTCTTTTGCTCTTGTTTTTGTTTTTGTTCTTTAATTTTCTTATGGTTGTGCTTCGGCTTGTTATTAGTAATAATTCTTTTTCTTTTCAATTGTTCAAATAACGGGTTAAAGTTGAGTTCCATATTGGTTCTCCTGTTTTTCGTTATATGTCATGTACGTGGTCTTTATATTAATTAAGTATAAAAATTTACCTATCAATGCGTATATTGACATTGGCAATAGTAATGGGCATGCTATGATTGATATATCGGCGTCATATCTTGGGTGTTTTTTTCTTATGAATCTATCACCGTTGTTCATAATGATTCCGAGGCTTGTAAGTATTGATCCTCCACAGTATATGCAATACCATTCTATTCCTGTCATTCTTTATTCTCCCAGTTAATTCGAGGTTACATTGCTTATCCCATGCTTATTCTTCTTTATGTTCATTCATGTTGTTATTGAAAGCTTTTTCGTGATTTATCTTTTGCGTATTCCAATGCTCTTTGAGATTGTTCTTCTGCGTATTTCAATTCTCTTTGAGATTGTTCTTCTGTTGGTTCCCAGATATGTACATATTTCAAGCATCCTTCAAGGTATGCATTATATCTTATTTGTTGTTCTTTGTTTAGTTCTGGGCATTTAATCTTACCTTCGTTTGGTCTTCTATTCTTAGCTTTGTTGTCCTTATCATTTCCTGGCGGTAGTCCCTCTGTATGCGTGTTATATGTCATTTTATTTCCTTTGGTTTGACGTAGACGGCTATAATGGCATCGATGGCTTTATTTTTTGGTAAGGTTATCATAGATTGCTTGTGATTTCAACACCATCAACAGCTACTGAGAATCCGTGTTTTATTAAAAGATTTCCTCTCATTATTTTTATTTTAGACATAGTGGTAGTCTTCTCTTAGTGGCGACTTGTTCTTTTCTATGTATTCTCTTTCGGCTTTAAGAAGTAATCCTTCTGGTTTCATTGTTTATTCTCCTATCAAGTTATACATTTGATTGCTTCGCAGAGGACGGTTCCTTTGGCCCATGGTCTTTTGTATGATTGGCTTACAATTGGCGTAGTAGAGACCAAGAAGATTTTAGTATCATTAACGTATTCTGTTTTGTCTTTGATTCCATACATTTCCACTTGAACGATCACTGCTTCATCTAATGCTCTTGTGAAGTAGTTCTCCTGTTCGTCGTGTTTTTTTCTTTCCATCTTTATGAAATCCACGGCATCTTGTCTTGTTTTCATTGCCATAATTGGGAGTCTTCGTTTGGATCTTCCCACCATTTTCCCGATTGGATATTCTTTTCCGTATCCTTTCACATCACCTGTAAGGATTGATTTTCTCTCTTTACTAATGACTTTCCATCCGATAGTTGGTTTCATTGGTTTGCTCCTACTGTTCAAATTTATTCTTAAGTCTTGTGATTTATTGTCAACAGTTTTATCTATTGTTTCTTTCACAAGAGTTTGGGATGCTTGCCTGATTTTTCTGCAAAGACTCTGGCGGCGTTTTCCACGAGTTCTCCCGGAGTTAATTCACCATTGTCGGTCCAGAACCACAAAAAAGTTTTCTTCTTGACTCCTTTGACCGTCTTCTTTTTCCAGAACCAGGAGCCGGTGACTACTTCAACTGTCCCTGTAAAAATCACATGCTCACCGTCTCTCTCTTCATTTTCTAATTTGAAGTTGCTTATTTTCATGTTGTTAATACATTAACTCCAGTCATGCTTGTTATACAGATCGTTAAAGATCTTACATTATCCTTCAATTCCGACGAACTAATTTCTCCAATATACTCTCCCTTGGTAGCGAGGTAGATTTGTCCTTTTGGCATATTTGGAAGGGCGATGATATCAACTGGTCTTATTGGTCCTTGGATCTTTGCTATGATTCCAGTTGTTTTCCAGGTTTCTTCGGTCATGGGTCTTACCTTTGCGTATGCTCCGAAGACCCTCTTCCATTTTTTAGCCGAGTAGTAGTGATTCAATTGGGTCCAGTCTTCGATTCCCATGATGATATTTGCGACGACGAGATCATGTTTTTCAATGTCCTGGATGGCCCTTATCATCGTTCTCAATCTAAAGTCTCTGAAATCATATTTGACTTTTTCGTGTTCTTGTGCAAGGTCGAAGATTCCGGTGAGCATTTTATCTTCGTTCTTTTCAATATATTCAAGATCACCTTTGATAATGATCTCTTCGCCGATGATCCTTTTCTGCGCATCCATAAAGACCATTGGGTTTGTGGACGCATTGACTGTGTAGGCTAATTGTTGTGGGTCTTTGTCATAGATCGCGTTTCTTTTGAGGCACGGCTCTGTTGACGCCAATAGTTTTCTTGTCAAGTTCATGTTATTCTCTTAGTTCTTGTCGTTGTTAATGCTTGTACTATACCGGATAATTATGTGTTTGTCAAGCCATAGCTGGAAATCCGCATGCTGCCGTTAATAAAAATAACGACAAGAGGATAATAAATATTACTGTGTTTCTATTCATTAGAGGCGATACCACCCTGTGCATTTCATACATTTGATTCCAGACCATGAGTTTGGATCGAGTTCATGCCAGCAATCGGGATCTGCGTCCCAGAGTTCGGGTACGGACTTTTGATGTTCTTCAAGTTCTTCTTGTGTATAGGTTTCTGGCTCTTTAACTTCTGGTGGCTCGTCCCATTCGCACAAAAACAAGAAGAATTCCTTAATTGCCACCCATACATCTTCATCTTGATAGACAATGTTTTTCTCTTTACCTTCCAAGAACAAAACGAGTGCGTCGTCGCCGTCTGGTTGTTCCATTGATGCTATGTACTTTGAGAATTCTTCTTCGAGTACAAGTTCAGCGCTTTCTTTTGTAGCGTTTCTTGATGTTATGGACATTTGTTTCGGGAGAACATATTCCTCTTTATCGGCTCTGGTCTTAACCAAGGTGTCATCCTCATAATAGATACACCACTTGAATTCGACATTTATCTGATCATTCGACCCCACCTCCATCAACTTGAAAATGTGAGATTTCTTACATCTTAATGCTTGTCCAGCTTGAATGATCTTTATTTTCATGGTTACCTCTCTTCAGGACGGCGGTTCCCCCCATCCAAATCCATTAGATCTTGCGTTGTCACTTATTCTTCTTTAATCTTCTTTAATCTTCTTTAATCTTCTTTCATCCTGACGAAGCTTCTTGCCGCGTTCAATATTAGTTCTGCTGATTTCGTCGATCCGCTCTTAAATTCTATTGTTGCCACACGATCAAAGCGGTTTGATGGTCTGGTACTAATCGATGCCTCTTTCAAGGCCTTCTTCAGTTCAATTCTATCTTCTTCTCTCATTGTCATATTTCTGAAAATAAAAATAGTGCTGTTATAAACATTGTCATTCCAAACAGTGTTTCATCAACGCTGCCAGTAATGATTGTGTCAATAATCAGGACTATTAATATCCAGTTTGTAAATCCTGTAAGTATTGTTAGGGTGAAAAGCGAACAAACGCCTGTTGTAATAATTCCCGCTTCCACATCCATCATAAAGATGACTGTTATAAGCACGGCTATTATAAAAAAGAACATGTCGCTTCATTGTGTTAATAATGTTACTTCATTATGTTTTTTCTATTGACCTTTTTTGTTCGATCCACTCAACCGTCTTTTTTTATAACCTGCCGACTGAGCAGAGGCGGCGGCGATCTATGCGTCTGGCGAGAACTCAGACAATTCACTAAGCTCTTTTTTTGACATCCATTTCATTAAAACGCTGGTCTGATTTCTCAAAATGGTCAACCCACCATGCTATATCACACCTGTGAAGTGTGAGCGACCCGTCATCTTCAATTTTCATTTTGTTTCACCACTCCTATGTCTTCCCACCCCCTTGCTCTTGGCTCATCAAATCCTTCAGCCAACCTTATCATCTTCCTGTCTGAACAGAACGCGCATTGTTGATACAAATACGTTGGAGTCTTTCTTTGTGTTTCCCAACCATGAGGCTTTCTAAACCATTTCCTTTCACACTCAGGGCCAGCAGAATTGGTTCTAATCATTCTATTAGCTATCATGATCGGAAAGAGAAACTCCAATCGACTTGATTCTTTAGTTAACTCTTCCATCTATTCATAACTCCGCGTAAATTATTCATTAACAGTTAGTTATAGACTATTTATCTATTCAGACACACTGATTCCGTATGGCCCTTTCCAGATATTCAATACAACCGCCCCTTTTTTTTCGAATTGGTTATAAGATGAAGGTCGCCAGTTATTTGATTATGATATATCTGAGATCCCATGTCGCAAGTGCTTTTCGGTTCGAATCAAAAAGAGTAACATCATATTCTATCTTATCATATATAACATTTGGAATTACTTAAAAACCAGAAACGTCTGGTTTAACTGTTGCTATTTCAACCCTATGAATAACTTCTGTTTTTTTCAATCGTTTTTGTCCCTTCCACTTTGGTTTTCCGCCTCTTGCTTTGGACCAGATGTTACATAGACCAACAATGAGCAGATAACGAATCCCCAAATAAATGACTTATTTTTTTGGGATAAGGCTGATAATGGGATTTCCAGTCTCTTTTTCTTCATTCATAATATGTTACTCCACACATTTTATTTGTTCACAAAATATTGTTCCCTTTGGCCATGAACAAGCTCTCCACGACTCTGTCATACTGCAATCTGATTCACTAATCATTTTAATTGACCACTTTGGCTCTTCAGCCTCATTGAATTCAATGACTTCGGCCTTTACAATAAGAGAGTGTTCAAGTCTATCAAGTAATTGAACTCTCGCTTTGTTCCCGGCTAAGTTGTTTTTCACGAATCTCTCTGCTTGCTCTTTCGTATAGAAAGCCATAAGAGGTCCTTTCATAAATTCTTTTTTTACCCATTTATTAAGACTATATTTCATGGACATGCCAGGAACATTTGAAACGACTACAGAGCGCCGATTACAATCTATAACCTTCCATGCCGTAAAGGACTTTGTTTGCCGCCTATTCATCTCTTTAAGAGAATTGTAGAGCCCTCTTAAATAGTTCACCTCTCTTCCCTCTTTATTGGCGGACGGAATGCTAAGTCAGCAATAACACTTCTCTCTATCAAGAGTTTCATTTCATTATTCTCCGATCCTATAATTCCGCTTATGAAAGATGTCAATCTCAATGACACATGACCAACAAACCATCTCTTTTCATTAATATCTGTTATCTTGTCAAAGCTTTCTCTGGTCCTCAAAGATATATCTTCGTCAGGACCATCGAAAACATTGTCTACTAATTTGATGAATTCATCGGGGTGCATTGTGGTCACCAAGTTTGCAAAGAGATTTCCTGGGACGATCCCAATTCAATCTCTCCGTACATTTTGACAAAGAGTGCTCTGTCCCACTGGCTGACATACACGAAGTCGTCGGGGGACTGGAAGTAGTCGCCATCTTCTTGTATCTTTGGTGTCGCGCCCTCTTTCCAAAGGATGACTCTTGGCTCTTTGCTAGTTGTCGGCTTGTCACATGTAAGTATTCCTGTAACAAAGATATCTGGCAAATTCATGTTCAATGTTTTCATATTCTTCTCCTGGGGGGTGGTTGGTAAGTCATTGTTGGACAACGGTACTGGGCAAAGGGAACGGTGAGACCGTAATCAACGGTTCGACATAAACGACTTGAGGATCGCCGGTTTCTGGATTGATCAAAGCAAGCCATGTCGCTGACAAGCCTTCGGGCATGAATAGCCCATTTGGATCTGGCTGTGGGACTGTGACGGTGTCTAAATATGATCCGGTTGCGCCTCTAACTTTTCGAACACGTTCAGGATTTGTGAATTGAACAGAGTACGGGAGACCATATCCGATACATTTTCCGAGAAAGGTGTACTTCCCAGTCATTTCACTGAAAATATATGCGTAGCAAATAAGATCGTTCTTATCACGCAATTCGAAAATGCTTTTCATCATTTTCCGTTCTCGATAATTGACAATAGCTGGCATTCCCACTTGCCTTTGCGCTTCTACCATTGCTTCTTTAGTTTGTTCCGCCTGAATAGAATCCGCACTGTTTTTATCTTCCGTACAGCCTGTGATAAAAGTGAGGCCGATGATGCATGCAATCAATGTAATAGTCTTTTTCATAGTTGTTCTCCGATGTTTTGTTCTTGGTTTTCGGTTAGGTATGCGCTTTCAAATGTGCGATCTCTTCATCCAGCTAAAAACCCGGATTACTCTTTCCGTATTTAGCAGTCTTAAGAAAGCTGATCAATTCGGGTGACGTGAGTTTCGATTCATCATACTCTCCATACTGGAGCCTGACAGTGGCCAAAATCGCATTCTTGGCGATTGGATCTTCCTCGCGAATCCATTCAAGTCGATGATCAGCGAGTGCTGTAATCACGGCTTGATTGAATGAACGTGTCTCCATGAAGACTTCACGCTCAACAGCCGCATGCTTGGGTTTGAAATACCCCTTCCATGCAAGTCCAGCCCATTCGGCTCCGAATGCTAAGGTTCCGAGCAACACCAAAGCTGCGATTGACGCTACAATCCAAATTACAATTCCTTTCATCACTTCCTCCTGTTTTGATTTCAAGTTTATCTAACGATGCCACTACTATATCGCCACATGTCAAGTCATTACGCAAAAATTAACAACAACACAAGCAGTAAGATTATCAATCCTATTGCGACTCCGAATCTCTTCGCCCAACAGCCTATACAGAAGTCCCAATATGTCTTACCAACTTCATTATTGCAATCTAAGCATTTCATAATACAGCCACGATGACTATTATTATAACCGCAAAGAAGGTATAAGCAATGGTCAAAATCCGTTTTACAAAGCAACGATCACAGAGTTCGTATTCATAGTTCGTATTCATAGTTCGTGGCGCTGCCACATTTTCTACATGCTGGACCATAATATTCAATCATCTCCATAATTATGCATGCTCTCCATTTGGTAGGAACAATTCGTATCCATCACTTGTTAATTGCTCAGTTCTTTTCGCAACTATTTTCATTGTGGAGTCATAAAACCTCTTATATGAAGCCTCATCATGTGGTTTGAGAACATCAGATAATGTATCAACGTCATCGAGTGTCGCCCATAGTTTCTCAGCCATTGCTCTTGTCACACCAATATCCTGGATCTCTTTTAATGGCGTACCTGTGATGCTTTTATCTCTTGAAAATATCATCGTAAATTTCCTTAGTTGATTAGCTTATATTAATAAATATTGGTTAAATAGCCAACTGTGGAGTCTTTTGCTTCCCTCCAATATTATAACACATTTGGTTGGTATTGCAAGCGGGAGAAATTATATTCCGGTGAAGGCAGTGTATCTACTGTCGCATTCAGAACATTGTTCTATATGAGCCAACATAAGATCTCTATAACGATCTTTGAATCTATTGTTTTTGAGGTCCATTAATTGATCGTTATTAACATGCACGTTATTTTTTAAGGAGATCTCATTGTACTCACTGAATGTCTTAACTGTAGCTTTTTTATACCAATCCATTATATTGACCTTGAATCAGGATAATACTCTGTTGTAACTAAATTCCCTAATTTCTCAGAAGCCTTTGAGAGAAGTTCTCCCATATTACTAGCTCCGGTATATGGAACCAGCATTTCAGGGAATTCAATTCCCGCTGGGAATGTAACCGTGATTGAAAATGACTCGGCAACAATTAGCTTTTCAATATCAACGGAGCCTGGGAACGACTCATATGGCCCGTCGTATTCTGCGGGCTCGACATTGACACCCTCGGCATTTAATAAAACTTCAACGTCTGCATCAAGATCGTCAGTAAGATTAATCTTTACAGATGTATCTGGATCTTCATAATAATCTGACGGATCTGTCTCAACGCCATTTTCCCATTGCCCCTTTTTATTAATTTCTTTTTTATCGGATCTTCTAATTATTCGCATTAGATTATATCTCCAGTTTTTATTATGTACCTGGAGGGTTATCCAATTCCCTTTCATCGATAGAGAGATTCAAGCTGTGGACGCATTCCGACCTGTTTTTATAACCCTCTGAAGCCATAATAACCTTATCTCCTTGGTAAGATGCATTCCATCTATATTCACCCGCCTTACCCCTGTAAACATTAACTTGATCAGGTGAATCACCACAAGTGTGTACAAGATATCTCAAGCGGGCCTTATTTTTGTATCCCTTTGTGCTACGAGATAATTGCTTTCCGTTAGCTCCGAAGATCCTGCACCGGAACTTTTCATTCTTATCTTTATAATACTCGATTCTACAATCACGGTTCATCTGTATTCTCCTTTTGTTCATCCGTCTTTTTTTGTTCAAGTAATACTATATCGCGATTTTCCCGGGTCCAATCTTTAATTTTATCTCTTGATACGAAAAGCAAAAATACTGGCCAGATAAAATAAGCTAAAAACGACTCGTCTTCAGATAACAAACCAACTGTTATGTTCTCTTCATCAACAAAGTACCTCCAGGAAACAAATACTGACACACCTAATAAAAGCCATGCTAAAATTACAAGTAACACATAAATAAAAATCATTTAAGAACCTCAGAATATTATTTCTTCGTACAACTCGTACAACTTAGCCAACTTAATTCCGTTGCTATTTAATCTAATAGAATATGTTTGGTCTGCGAAGACGCAAGTTCCAAGGCTATATGTTTTGGCGATTTTATATGCATGATCATAGAGCCTATGATCAGGGCTATATGTCGCACAAAGGTTCCCATCCGTTGCCCTCATCATATCAAATGACTCTTTTAACACTTCAAGATCATTTGGATGCATGTTATCAAGGATGTCTAATTTTTCAATTAACCTTCCAGATGCTTTCATAAATATCTACACTCCGAGTTTGGCGATCTTTTTAGCTATCCTATACAAGCTTGGTGGACTTCCTTATGTTTTCTTTCATCGTATACTATATCGAGGGATTGGAGAAAGTCAAGATCTCCTGACCAAGCGGCTTTGATTTTGGGCTCTTCTCTTATTATTGCGGCAGCATAGCGATGGTTGCCATCAACTATGAACCAACAAGGGACGCTTAAAGACGGAATGCCAATGTCTATTGATATTGGGTCTCTGATGCCTTCTTTTACGAAGTAGGCTATCTTTCCAGCGTGTTGGTCTCTTGTATAGACGGTCATGGGTTCATCATTGTCGTCTGGCTCTATGAGGATATTATGATCAAGACAGAAATCAATCTCTTCTTTGGTGATTGGAGACTCCATATCTAACCAAAGATTATTAGAGAATGGATCGCAATAATCTCGGAGCAAAATGACATCTAAACAGATGATCCCTTCAACGTCGATATTGTTATCTTCTATTACTGTGATTTTTTCCATATCTTATGAGACTAACACTCAATTAGATAAGCGTCGAATCTTTCTTCTCAGCGGATTGTAGTTCTTTACGAACTTCGTTTACAGCACACTCAACAACGGTCTCAATGCTTCCAGGCATTCTATAAGCTGTTGACAGGGCCTTTAGGAGAACTTGATTATCAATGTTGTCAATGGTTTCGCCATCAACAATATCTCGTTTGATCAATTCTTTTCTAAAAGCCTTTAGTACTATAGACACATCCGACTGAGCGACTTCTTTTGGTTCACTATCGTCCATGTTTATTTACCTTGGTTTTATGTATGTTTCTCATGCGAAGATTCCTCATGATGAGGAAATTTGTTTTGTTCAATTCTCATTGTATATACTTTGACGAATTCTTGATTCAGCTTTCTCATATTTATCTTCCATTCTTTTCCTTCGATCCTCAGGGAAATGATCGAGTCTCCATATCAAAGTATTGTCATTGATATCTGCCAATTTAATCTCTCTTGTAATATCTCTATAAGCACTACTGATAATCCCGCCAATGTATTCATCGTAATCCTTATCGTTTTTATCGTGACTCATCACGTCAAGGATTTCTCTCGCCTCTGTTCCAAAATACCGCTCAATGTCGTCCAATCCCTCTTCCCGGCGTCCAACATAGCAGTCTTCAACCACATCATGAAGCAAGGCGCAAACGATTTTCAACTCACTGCAACCCCTTTCGATCAAGTAAGTTGCGACACGGATTGGGTGGAATATATAGAGGTCGCCGTTGGCGTCTAAGGTGAATCCATGCTTGCTGATCATGAAGTTCATGGCGACTAAAATGTCTTTATCTGTTAATTTTATCATTGTTTATTAACTCTTATTTCTTTGATTTCTTGGTTTTTCACGAAATCGAAATGAATTCCAAATACGGGTTCATCATCGTAGATATTTTTATTTGACGCAAGAATTCTGAACAAGGTGTTACATCTTCGATCATATTTTACATCGTTTACGTGGTAATGTCCAGAATACCAATGATTAGGACATTTATTTGTGAGTATTTTTTCCAACTCTTCTCTTCCTGGGATTGCATGTGGTAAAACGAAGCGTACTTCAGGGGGAGAATATGATATTGGTATATCATGAGATAATACAACGTCAATATCATTAGGGTAATCAAGTATCGTCCTAACATCATTAAATGTTATGGTTTCCTCTTCATACCAATGAATCCCCAATTTCTCAGGGTTTCTATCTAATGAGGCAGCGCCACCGACAAATGCCACAGTTGTGTTCGCAATCCTTTCAACGATTCCCCTTGGAACATAGAAGAGGTTTTTGTTTATCTCAGTAATTTCTGTAAACTGTGACAACCCAGGCTTTCCCTCGACGCCAAAGAATTCATGATTTCCGTCAATGAAATAAACAGGGATATCGTATTCAAGAGCCGTGACTGAAGGTATCACTTCAAGATCATCCTTCAATGCAAATTCTGGATTGCTCTCGAAGTAATCTCTGTCATAGATATATGGATAGCCTTTAATGGCTCTGTGGACGAAATACGCCTCTGGCCAATACCCGAAGTCCCCAACCACGATAACCGCCTCAAGATCATGCTCTATGGCCTTTTCTACGGCTATTGTGATAAACGACACGTCAGCGTGTACGTCTCCGAGTATTAATGCGTTGTTTATGTCGATGTTCATGTCAAAAGTTTTGGCCCCCCGCCTCCGGCACTGACTCCAGGTCTGATTGAGCAGATGCGGCCAGCAGATGCGCCAGCGCCCCAACCACTACTGGTTCTTGAACTTCCAGTGTATCTGTTCACAAGACGAGTGTAGGCGCGACTGTATTGTTCGTTAAGAATATCGTCATCTTTGCAGATCATAGCGGTTGTGTCGTTGTCAAAATCCTTTTCGACCTCTTCACGAGCTTCCCAAAGCTTCTCCGAGAAGCCTTCGTAAAACCCGTTGAGGTAACCGATCTTTTTGTAACCAGAATCCTTCGCTTCACCACTCTTCTGAACTTCCTTCCAAGCGTTTTCGCCTGCGTCAAGAAGAAAGTTAAAAACGTAATCAGCAATGTCCAAATGCTCTGGCTTTCCAAAGAATTCAAACATGCGGCATTTCCCGCTCACGCTTCCGCCATATTTATTGACGCCATAATTGACGGACGTGATGACTTTGACTTTGTAGTTCTCACGGATGATTGTCGCCAATGCATCAATGTAAGACGGAATCCTTTTCCAGCATCTTCCCGCCGTTCTTTTCAAATAAAGATCTTCGATCTCCGAATTGCCTCGGATCAAGTCAACATTGTGAAGCTCAATGAATCTCTGAGCCTTGACCATTGCATTTCTGGACTCGTGCTCATTTGAGCCGTCTGCCAAAGCAAGAAGCTTCTGAACCTTTCGGAACATAGAATCATCTTTTGTGTAACCCTGCTTCTGAAGAAACTCATGACTGCACGTAGTTGAGTCTTCAACTCCAAGAATTTTACAAGCCCGCTTGAAAGCTTCGCCATGTGGACGCCCATGAAGCTCAAAAACGCGATGTACGACCAAATGCGCGTACTCATGTCCAATGACATGTTTCACCGCGCTCCAGGGATGATCGTTGAGCAATCGCACTGAGAGTTCAATCGTGTTGGAACTATTGTGATAACGGCCCCAAGCGTGTTTAAGCTCATCGTTGATAATGATGTTGGGAAGCTCCAATTGATCAATGAGCCTTGGATGCTGTCCCTGAAGCTTCTTCATTGCCCACTGCAAGTTGTTGATCTCGCAGAAGATTCTCTTCATCCAAAGTGCTCTGATGTCGTCATTCATGCTTGATGTGCTCCGTTTGGTGTTTGGCGTTGTTTCAACGTGCAACTACCATATCCCACCAAACGTCGATGTCAACCTTTCTTCTTCTTTTTATTGGATTCTTTTCTGAAGCTCCACTTGTCGAATCCCTTACTGGAAGCAAGGGTTACGTCATTTCCAACCGGAACATTAGGATCTTTCTGAACAGCAAGCTCATTGCCTAAGTACTGAGAAATCTCCTGATATGCCGTATGAGCATCATGGTACCGATAGAACTGCATATCTTTGAGGCAAGGATTCAACTCTACAGTGACTGACATTCGTTCAATATTTTTGAGAACGAATATCGGACAACGATGCTTTTCAAAAAGATCTAAGAATGGTTTTTCGTCAAGCGACCGATCTTTGTCCCAATGGAAGTAATTATATGTCATAGGAATCAATCTGTCAAACCAACGAGAAAATCCTGAAACGTCATGTTCTTCAGTAAATTCATCAAACGACTCAAGGTCATAAGCAAAAAATTCCTCCGTATCCCCTAAATCTCGACTCGTTCCCCTTATTGTCTTAGAACATTCCATGACGCGGAGGAGCAAGGATGGGGACGGGGCCGTTACTGAGTGCCTGACGACGTTACAGAACTAAGGCGCTGTCAAGACAAACCTTACCGAGTCTGCCATTGCCATAGTTCACAGCACTGCGCAAACCGAGAAGAATAGCGAGTTGGTGCAGGATGTTTTTAAGCATCGTCATTGTGATCTCCTTTTGGAGGTTAGATGTAACAGGTTAGTCCTGGGTAACGGCTTACCACTGTTACCCAGGACTCTGAGCCCCAGCGTTTGCTATTCTACGGAACTCTCCATTGAATGAACTTCAGCCTCTTTGTCTATAAAGAAGATCCGTCCTCTGATATCAGAAACTTTTGTCATCGAATCTAATGGTGGGTCAATCTCTTCACTACCATCTGGGAACTCTGCTAAAATATCCTGTAGCTCAAGTTCTTCTCCCAACAGTTTTTCTGATATACTTTTCATCTTGTCCGAACTCCTGAAACATTTTTCTTCGGGGGTTTCCTGAGAAAATATAAAATGGTCCAGGTTGAAGACCAAATGTCAATTTGGGATCATTAACCGTTCTTGATAATTGCTCTTGAACATGTGCGACTGGTCTTCCATTGAGTGAGCGAAGGGCGCAGAGGCAAGAAGCCCCTGCAACTCTTCTTCATCACTCACCAACTGATCAACATGGCCCATTGTTATCACTCGCTTTTTCCGAATCCAACCGTATTCTGATCGAATTCCTCTTCCGGCTTGACTCTTTCTCTCATGCTGCTCAAGATCTTAACAGCATCATCATAACCGTCACCAAGGATCACATGCGCCACAAAGAGTTCCTTGATATGTGCAAGAGAAAATCCTTCTGTGTCTTCAACCCATCCTTCGATATCGATTGACTCAAGATCTGACTCGTCATTTCTGAACAAGTGTTCGATATAGATCTTTCTTGATTCATCATCTGGGTGACCAATCTTAAATCTCTTGTCGAATCTTGACGGTCTGTTAATAACACGAGCGCCAAGTCTGTCTGGATAGTTGGTTGTTGCGAGGAAAACAATCTTGTGCAATTCTGTAACGCCATCCAAGATATTCAAGATATCAGATTCGTTGTAGTGATAAATCAAGGCGTCAAGGTCTTCCATGATCACGATGACTGGAGTCTCAGGTTGAATCTTTCTCAAGATCCTCAACCCTTGCCCAAAGAGATTCGGGTTATTAATGTTCAATGCAATGCCGCCTCGCGCCACAACATCATGTGTGAGCAATTGGATCGTGCAAGACTTACCAGATCCGGGTGGACCCCAGAGTAACATTCCTCTCTTATATGAGAGAGAATGTTTCTTGAATTGATCTTCCAAGGTCCAGAACCTTTGAATTTCATCAATGACCAATTCAGAGTTTACTTGCGGGAATCGAATCAACCCTTCCAATTTAATTGGGATCTTTTCAAAGAAGATACCATGATCGCTTGATGATATTTCATAAACACCAGGGATCAACTGGCCTGCCGTTTCACCACAAGGGAAAAATTTGTTGTCGCCGATCAAAGACCACTGTATCACATCTTTCTTCTTTGTGGGATCAACACTCTTGTCGCACTCTACAGAACCCTCGTCAGAAGTGGGTTGCCCCTTTGACTCTGCGTATCCGGTGTCAGACTCTAAAGCTGTCTGTAGGTCATCCTCTTCTGCTTCAATGCTGGCGTTCGTTGATGATGACATATATTTCTCCTAATGTATTGCTTTCTCGTTGAATAATAAGTCAAATTGACTTTTCGTTAATTTACTTTTTTCTCTGGTAATTGTACAGTACGCCTCGAAAACGTCGCTAAACCCTGGCAAATCGTTTGCATAAAACAAGATGTAGAACTGTTTCTCGGTAAGATCGCTTTTAGTTTCATATGTCCGCCAGTGATAATAAATACTATCTTTATCAATGCCTTTGATAGTATCTGATTCAATCACCTCTACTATAGCGGCTTCTTGAGCATTATCAACAGGGGCCTCTATTTTTTCTTCAGTTTTCAAAATAAGTTTTTTGTATCTCGCTTTCGATCTCGCTTGATTCCAGGCTGGAAAAAGGAGCCCGGCTAATATTAATATTGCAAAGATTGCAACAAGAAGCGCAACAAGGTCAAAGTTGTGTCTACGGATTATCATCGGATCTCCTTGGCGTCAAGAAGAATATTGAAAGAAACTTCCGTAAGGCCACTTGGGTTTTTGGTTATTGTTGAATACGCTGACCATGAAGATGAAAAATTTGGAATTTGATTAGCGTAAAACAAGAGATAAAATCCCTTCTCACTAATTTCAGTATCCTCTTCATAAGCTCGCCATGTGTGATAAAAGTTTTTCCCGGATGGTTTCGTCACCGTTTCAACCTTATCAATAGGAAACCACTATTTAAAGTGTAAAGAGTCCCTTGGGTGCAATTTATTTTCGGATAATGCATTCAACTCGGCTTTCATAACATCATTGTCAACATTGTAGAACTCATAAAACTGTTCTTTTGACATTGTGAATATATAAAGAGATTTAATAGCCTTGTGTTTATCATAAACAGTTTTCTGATAAACACCAGAAAAAATCATTGGTCCTATGATAAAAACTATAGCTGCAACCACAAGGATTTCAATAAATGTAAATCTTTTTAGCACAGGTTTTTTCATTTTAATTCTCGATGTTTATGTTAAACTATTATAATTAAGATTGCCTCCGCAAAAATTACTGACACAATGAACCACGGATTCATCTTAGGTCTGTTGTTTCTTGGGGAACCTGCCTCCCCTCCAAACATAACAAGAAAAAGAATCCCATAAAACCGAATGGTTCAATTACTCGCGTGTCATTCCTTTGCATTTTCTTGCTCCATGTTCAAGATAGTCTTGTCTATGTCAATATTCAATCTCTTTCCAAGTTTTTTCACATTTTCATCGGTGGGATTCTCGATCCATGCGAACAACAATTGAATGGGGAGTTCTTGTTCTGCTGTATACATGTGAAGCAAAACTTCCTTTGGATTCTTGCGGTCTTTGACGCACTTGCAAACAAAATCAACTATGTGTTTGCCGAACCCTGAGAGTTTAAGAGCGTTTGAGGTCTCCCGTTCTAAATCGGACAATTCGGGCTCATCTTTGTTTGGCCCATCCCAGGTCTCAACCGCCTCTTTGAGGTTGTCCATAATGAGAGCGAAACCTTTACGAGCCTTACTATGTTCTTTCTCACCATTTTCGGCTCCAACAGGGGTAATACTTATTGGGAACTGACCCATTTCTTTGATAAGAGAACAGGCCTCATTCTCGCTCTTGGCAGCAACAGTTCCTTTACACTCTTTGCCTTGCCCATCCATTGCCTTGTATTTATATTCCATTTAGAGTATCCCCAATCCGATTAATAATGCGAGCAATGATCCGCCGACCAAGCAAGCGATGATGACTAAGGTAAATAAAATCACCTTAACCGTTAAGTCAGTCTTTTTCTTTTTAATTTTATCGATTGCTGAATCACCATTGTTGAATGGGTTCAAGCTGTCCATGTCTTCGGCATTGAAACTTTCTGTAGTCCAATCAATTACTGCCTTGTTCTTTGTGTTGAGAGGATTGCCATCATTAAACAAGATCTCAATATCACCGGAGCCTATAATGTCACCGGCATCAATATTTGATTCATGAGCTTGCAAACCATTGATGAATGTTCCATTCGTGCTATCACAGTCTTCAAGGACAAACCTTTTGGTCTCCACCCTAACGATTTTGTAGTGTATTTTACTTAAGGCACTACTTGTCGGACGCGAAACGTCACAATTAGGGCTTCGCCCAATCGTTATAGATTCTCCAATCGGAATGTTGGTAAGAGAGAAGATGCCCCCTTTCTTACCGTATTTCGAAGATAAAAACACCAATTCCGGTTTGAACTCTATCGTATCATGAATGGTTTTCTGCACGGCTCTTCTCCACGAGTTCTTTTACCCCATAAACTCTGTCAAAGAATGAGCGAAGGTTAAATGTTGCCTTTTCCGTATAACGCCAAGCGTCGTGACACCCCGTGGTGTCGCCCTTGAGAATTGAGGCGTTGATGTCCAACATTGACTCAAGAGAACGAAACAAACCCTTGGCTCTGGCGAGATTGGCCTTGAGGGCACGGTTCTCTTCGCGAAGTTCTTCGATCTGCTTGTTCGTGGTCATCAGACACCTCATTGTTATATTCTGTTTTGGTTGAAGCTGATTTGCTCAGCATCCAATACCATAACCCAACAATGCGGCTTTACAAACCTGTTTGACCTATTTTCTTATCAAAGAGAAAGAATCTGATGACTGTGAAGGTATCAGCCCCCTATAGACAGGTGGTAATGGGTCTTCCATTCTTAGTCTTAACTCCAATCCTGAGTTCGCAGTTTTGGGTAGCCTATTAAGAGTCACGCTTGTCCACGTTTGATTTGGGTCCATGTATCCGGTGTCGTAGCCGAAAGCACTGAAGTCAGCATTAATATCCTGTTCATTCATATTCTGAGTATTCTGGTTAGCGGCAGAGCCAAGGTCATCCTTCGCTTTCGCCGCCTGATCTCCTTCATTCATCTTTCCTTTAATACCAGAGCCGACATTCGTCAACTCTACATAGAAATATTTTTCAACCTCCTGCTTCAAGTCGTTAAACTCTCCCCCGGATCTATAACGTTCCCAAGCGGCACGAATTCTCATGTCCGCCATCTTAAGACTTTTCAACGTTTTGTAAATAACACCCATCGCCGCTTCTTCTTCGGCGTCATCGGCTATTTCAATTCTCTTTGCTCTTTCATTGTACTGAGATTGTGTTTCGCCCGGAAGTGGTTCTGGCTTTTCCTCTTCTTTCACGTCAGGTGGAATAGGCGGGTCCATACTCGGCGGCGGTGGGTCCATACTCGGCGGCGTCGGTTTCGGCGGCGACGGGTCCATACTCGGCGGCGGCGTTTCTTGCGCAGGCGCTTGTGCCGCTGGTTCTTCTTGTTTATTCCCTGGTGTTGGGACGAGCGCAGAAGATTGCTCTTCAACCGTTGGCTCGTCAGAGAAGAACATTGGTTCGTCAGAGAAGGTCATTGGTTCTGAAATTTCTTCACCCTTAAATGTTTCCGTTCCAAAAACCGATTTCTCAAGTGAAGTTGTAGCCTCATTGATTGCCGCCATCGCATCTCTTAATGGAATTTCTTTATCTTCGGCATCATTATATCTGGACCAGATTTGCTCAAGACTCTGATTCGCCCTGTTTGATGACACGACTTCTTTTAATTTAATGAATGATGCGTTTAGATCATCTGCATTGAAATGCCCTTTCAATAACATTGCGAGGTAAACGGATTGAATATTCTTTAGTTCTTCACTATCTCCGTCTTGAAGATCTACTTCTGTGGCATACGCCACGAACACACTCTTGAAATCGTAAGCGGCCACTGTGGTGGCCGAATCTCTTATATGTGGAATGAGATTGAAAAACTTCTGAGTGAAATCCAGACCGCCTGTGGCGATTGATATATTCTCATCCATCTCTGCTGGGGTCAACTTGTCTGGATTTGCATTGATCGCATCAATAATACCAGCCCCATAAGTCTGCTCTATTAAATATCCAACATCCTCGGCGGAGGCACCTCTATCTTTGTCCGCATCTAAAATCTTAATGTTTTTAACAAGGTCGGCCAAGACAGTGTTCGCTATGTAAATACTTGCGATCTCTTCTTCTCTGCCTTCAAGCTCAATGTTTGAGATCTCACCGACAAGCTCATCATAAAAATTATCAACCACTGCCTTATCAACATTTTGATTGCTAAGATACTGAATTATGTTTGCCAATGCAATTTCTGCATCTTGTCTAATTTGAGTATTGGCATCTTGAGCGACTCTTACTGTTTTTATTTTCATTATTTAATGACCCTAGTATAAAAATTAAACCACAAGATATTTATTCATTAATTGAATCTAAAACCCCTGCATCATTTTATAGCTACTTTTACCATTCCTATTTGATTGACCTCGTCCCAATCAACAGATTCACCGAAGTATGAATTCGAAATCACGTGTATTTGGTCGAAAAAAGCCTGAGACAAATGAACGAAATTGTTCATGCTACCATACTTATCATCATTGAGATACTTGTCATAAATCTCTAATGAGACAGAGAATGATAATGTTTTAGTTGATACATCGAACATTATCATATGAATCTTCACCAGGGCACTCATTGAATTAAATGCCATGAGGAAGCGGTCTACCTGATTTCTATACTGATCCATATATTTACCTATATTAGCAATAGTTTAGTTATAACCAAAAGATGAGGACCGCTTTCGCAGCCCTCATCTTATTATACCATGACCCCGCGAATTAGCTTGAGGGTGTGATTTCGGAATAACAGTACGCCTTTCCTCCATCATTGCTGATCTTGTAACCATTGTTCTGTACGATATCAGAGATTTGTCTGACCGTAAGAGGGTTACGCTTGATGCAACTCTGTGTTGCCTTCAACGTGGGGTTGACACCATCGTTAACTCTGCCATTGACATAGTTTAGGATCTTTCCGATGACGATATGATCATTCGGATTTGCCGCCGCATTGGCCTTGATCGTCGGCGTCTTTGGCGGGAGGGCGGGCGCTGGTGTTTGCGAATTCCAGATAACGGAAGTGCCATCCTTGGTTGCAATGTTTACGAAGTCATCGTCATCGTCATCGGTGGCAGCATCTAAGGTCCAGCTAAAATAGCCGACAGTTCTGTTCCACTTGCGAGCATATCCGGTGATGTTATCAACACCACAGACACCATGAACTTCAGTTCGTACAGCGTCATGTTCGATACGCTGCGTATTCGGAGTCCCGTCAACATCTTGAAACGGAAGACCGTGAATCTCCAAATCGCCCGCGTTGATCTTTTTACGAATGGCAACGGTGATGTCATGGGCGCTGAATTCACAGCCGTTGGCTACAAATCCATTGTGGATTTCGTCACTCACTGCTACTGTCAATGTCTTTTGCATCTTGCTCTCTCCTGTTTTTTGTTTGGTGTTATATCTTGGACTTGGCGGACAATTTGAACAACCATGTCTGGTAAACAAACTATTGCAAACATGGCATCTGGTTGAAAAATGTTTTCTGGCAATCAAGGGGACGGTGGAGTTTGAGAGTGTTATTCTATATCTCATGATGTACTCCAATCTGAAAAATCAAGGTGTTGGGAATCTTCCACCCCAATATTAACTCTTGCATAAACCCTTGTGTCTGGTTCAAAAATTGATAAAACTTCGGATGGAATGTTATCAGTTGTAATGGTGATCACTTCTGTGGCACTAAATCCAGGGATGACAATATTAACAAGTTCTCCCTCAACACTTAACACTCTAATGAGTTGCCGCCACTTCTTTGTCTTCTGATTTTCCGATGTTCTTAACTCCGAAAATTGTTGGATACCTTGAAGCAAGATCTCCAGTTGCCCAAGCATCGTTGTCTTCTGATTTTCCAATGTTCTTGACTCCGAAAATTACTGGATACCTTGAAACAAGATCTCCAATTGATTCCTTTTCAGTTTTTCCTGTACCAAAGATACCTTCGATGTTCGTTAGTCTCGCTTCCCATAGATACAAAGAGAATTGCTTCGTGGCTATGTTCTCATCATTGTCTTTCAAATACCAGAGCATAAACTTTGTTCCTGGCAATCCTTCAAAACCCAATGACTCATAAAATTTTCTTAGATCTTCAACTGTGATAGGATCTTGTTTCTCTCCCAAATCTCTAAATGGTATCGCCTGTAGTTGGATCGGAGGGCCAAACCCTTCCATGATCTTCATCATTAGTTTTCGAGCGTACCCTTTCTTTCTCTCACTTAGCTTCACCTTAAGATTTGAAATGGTTGGTATGAACGATGCGTTTCCCTGAGTGTATTTGCAAGCCGCCACAACCGCACCTTCCTCGATCATCTCAAACTCAGTCTTTCCATCCACTGTTGTTCTTACTGTTTTCAATATAACCCCCTCATCTCGGTGATTCAAGCTCTGGATTAAAAATATTTTTTTTCTTCTCTACTTCTGGACCAGAAATCTCTCTCTCGTCAATAGTATACCCTTAAAGTTAAATCCCTCTCTATCTATAAGATTGTTCAAATTCAATCAAGTAGTCAAGAGTATGCTGTTTAACATCATAAACTACAAATTCATCATGAAGGAGTTTACTCCATCCACAATCTGTATAATTAGCAGCCCCCATAACAGAATCAAAACCATTCGGTGCTTTGACAATAGAACTGCTACCCTTGCTTAATTTTTTCACTTTCCCAAGAGCCACGTTGGCAACAAACATAAATGAAGTATTTCCATTGGAAGATCCAGATCCACCAAATCTGCCAGTAGAATATTGACTTGATTTTGTACTATTATTAGCGAAATAAGCCCCGTTTCCCAATAACGCGCCAGTAATATAGACCCCAGGAGGACGTATTAAAATTCCTCGTTTACATATTCCCAAAATATTTTGAGATCCAGATCCATGGAAAAGTTCTTGACAATTCCCGGTTTCCCCCATTGTTTTTTTATGACTTGATTGAGATTTGCTTTTCATTGAAAAAATTCGCCTTGGATTCAACTTCCAATTGTGGTGCTTCGACTGAGTATTGACAATAAGATCGCAGACCTGTTTGAAAGTGGCACTGTCCACTTCAGAAAACTCACAGTTCGCCTCTTTCAAACGTTTTTCTTCATCTGTCGTGGCGAAACCGCCCATCATTCCCTTCACATCACCAAGAAGGTCGAGAAGATCAAACTTATCATCAAGGATTGTAGCATTGTTGAGGGCAATTCCACGCATCCAATCATCACGGGCATCTTCTCCGGCTTTAGTTTTCGGGCGAAGAGCAATTTCCTGTGGAATAGTGCTGTAGAACTTGTCAGTTATAGCGATAACCTCAGATTCAATTGAGTCAATACGAGTGGCGTCAGCGACCAAGATGGCATTCGCCTCTTGAAGAATGGCTCTACCATCTTCAATCTGAGTTTTTGTAAGAGTCCCAAGAGGGTTCTCTTCACTCGCTTGAACACTTCCATGAAGCTGGCTTTTACAAGCGTTACCGGCTTCACTGTAGAGCCTGGAAACCAACTGAGAAATCTTGATTGGAATAACCTTCTTTGATTTATTCTTTTTGCCTGTGTCGGCAACGGTGATGTTCTTCTGATCGAAGTCGTCTGATTGAACAACTTGGTTCCCAGCATCTGTTCCAAGGTTGGAATTCACAACATCAACCTTAGTATAAGGCTGACTCTTGCGGGTGGTCTTGGTGCGGAAAATCTTTGCGTACTCTGCGCGTCCTGCCGTCTCGTCTTCAGGCATACGCTCCAATTGGGTAGAGTATGAGCCTGTGCGCCCGTTAGCTGTGAAGATCCTCCAATAACCAGAGGCGTTTTTGTGTAACTCCATCTGATAGAACTTGTTAGACCCTTTCTTGAGGTCAGTGCATTGGAGTGTGGCGGAATCAATCACATCGTAGGTTGTGTCAAACGGATGTGTGCCAAACTTGTGTGCTTTGAGGCCCATGTTATATTCTCCGATCTGAGTTAGAAATTGTTTGGATTAAATATCAACGTGATCACTATATCTCAGCAAAAGTTAATTCCAAGGGGTTTGCGACAAATATTTCACTATAACTTGGAAAGGGTCCATGTTTACGACACGTCTGGGGCGAGGGCTCAAAATTTTCAACATAATATATGGGCAAACCATGACAAACTTCTCACCGCCTTCCCAAAAGGAAGAATGGACAGCCCAAAACCGCTCATCCCTATTCTTCGACACCTCACAAAAATCTTTAGATGACATGAGCATTTTACGAGAGCCTCCTGAATTAACGATCTTTTCAGCTACTTTTTTGAGGTCTAATGTTTTCATCTTTTCTCCAAGGTTGAATTAGGGAACAATGTTCTAATTGATTTTATCTTTTCAGCCATTTCGGCAGCGTCCTTAAATGATACCGTGATGGGAACGTAAAAAGTCAATTCATTAATCTCTGAGTCACTAATCGAAGAGAAAGAATCTACAAGGACTCTATCCAATGGATGTGGACGATGTTCAGGAGGGAGCCCACTATGTTCAGTATCAACATATGATACGACTTCTTTTTTTTCTATTGAAGACTTCCCTATTGTGTCTTCTATTCTTGATTTCCCTGGATCTGTTGGGAATTCCATTATTCTGACCCCGCTATTTTATAAAGATTTTCAATTTCCCATTCCATGTTTTCCTGAGCCATTGCTTCTGATGGTGCAAATTCGTCAGTCAAGAAAACATCCGACTCTATTGTGCTCTTCAAAAACTTATGTCTACCATTCACGTATTCATTTATTGTGCAACCACCATGAACAATGTATTCACTGGCGATTGCCTTGGCGTACTTCTCGTAAATATTCCTTGGGGCTGCAATTATTGAATAGTCAAGACCATGAAGGCGTCTTTCTGTCAAGCAACTGTAATCTACCCCGGCCTCAGTCGAAAGAATAAATTTTTCTATCTTTTTAGAATCCTTCCTCGAATATGTCACGCTCAACAACGATCCAAATTTCTTCGCTGACGTGGCTTCATGTACAAATTTATATCTTTCATCAGCAGAAAACATTGGTGTTTTACCAGGATTCATACCAATTGCAACGATAACCTCATCAAAAATTTTGGACGCTCTCTTGATGATATCAAGATACCCATTGGTCACAGGATCGAAGCTGCCAGCATATACGGCTTTTCTTATTTTCATAATATGTCCTTAAGCGGTCGTGTCGTAATATTGTTACAAATTAGAGGAATATAGCACCACTTGTGGTGTCTGTCAAGCTCTCAGGAAGGGAACAAGCAGAAATATAGCGAAATACTAAGACACTATAACTTTTTAGAATGGCTTGAGCCCAAGCGGAGGAAATTTTTTACATGGCTATACGAATTAGCAATTCAACTGGTTTTGATGGTGTCTATTGTGAAGACTCTTTAGGGTACTATGAAAGCGGAGCCTTCGTTGGCGGTGGGACAAGACAAATCTATAACAATAGAGATGACGCCACCAAGCAGATTTTTTATGAGATTTACGGTACTATTAATAGATGGACCATAGCTCAAAGTTACAACGGCTTCAATCAATACACTAATCTGAAGCATTCCGCCTTAGTGCCGCCACCCGGTGTCTGGGGTGACGGTGGTCTTACCATAACACAAAATGTCGATTGTTCAAGCTCAAGTAGCTCATGTTCCTCAGTTTCCCAAAGTTCTTCCTCATCATGTAGCTGCTCAAGCTCTTCAAGCTCCCTCGACAATCTTGCTGTATCAGCATTTAGTGTTGGTGGTTTAACCCAAGCTCAGAACGGTGTTTATTGCGCCTTTGACTCTGGTTATTATGATCACGGTTCATGGGTATCTGGTGGAAGCAGATTGAGATATCAAGATCCAACTAATGATTTGTTCTTGTTTTACAACAATTATGCTGGTGGATGGTGGATATTGGCAAATGAAGATTTATATGACGGCCAAAACGAAATAGATTTAATACAAGACAATGGAACGACTCCACCCACTGGATCATGGGACGGGAGCGCAGTAATTGCAACGGCAACATGTGGTAGCTCATCCTCAAGTTCATCAAGCAGTTGCTCATGTAGTTGCTCATCATCTTCCTCAAGTTCCTCAAGCTCATCTTGTTCAAGTTGGGTTTCATCAAGTTCAAACTCATGTAGTTCAAGCTCATGTTCAAGTTGGGTTAGTAGCTCAAGTAGTTCCAGCGTCGATCCGTTTGGAGCCCAATCATATAAGATAACCGGATTTGAAACCTCTGGATACAATGGCGTCTACTGCCCTGATCATGTCGCCTATTTCTTAGATGGTGCATTTGTTGCTGGCGGAAGCAAGTTCGTTTATGAAAACGCCGCCGATGCCACCAAGATCTTATTTTATGAAGAAAGAGAAGTGGGAAGATGGGTTCTTGCTCCAAGTACATATAATGGTTTTAACAAAGCCGTATCGATCCCTTTTAGTGCCGACTCGCCTCCAATTGGAGTTTGGGGAAATGATGACCTCACATTAATTACAGCAGCATGTGGTAGCTCAAGTAGCTCAAGTAGCTTAAGCAGTAGTAGTAGTAGCATGTCCCTTGACCCTTCACCGTCAAGTAGCTCAAGCTGCTCATGCAGTTCGAGTTCTGCCGATTCAATTATCGAACAAGCATATAAGGTCACTGGAACCGCAGATGAATATTCTGGAATCTACTGTGCAACTGGTGGTAAAGGATACTGGCAAACATCAACGTTGTCATTTGTAACAGGTGGAAGTCGTTGGATTTATACCCATAGAGACAACAATGAATTATTTAGACTGTTCTACAGTGACTATGATGGTGGATTATGGATTCTTGCTAATGAAAACTCATACGGAGGAGATAATCCACGTTGCTACGTGTTCGATTCTGGAACCTCTCCAGCCACTGGTGCCTATAATGGATATGGTGGTGGCTGTACTATAACTGCGGCGGCATGTAACAGTAGTTCAAGTTCAAGTAGTTGCTCAAGCAGTTCAAGTAGTTGCTCAAGCAGTTCAAGCGGTTAATCCCTTGAAGTTCGATAGGAAAAGACAAAAGAAGTGGAGTTGGGGGCATTGCGGATACTATAAACGTATCTGGTGTGATAGCTCCTGGGAATTGGCCTTTCTCTTATATCATCTTGATCATGGGACCGACATAAAGCGCAATAATCGTGGCTTTGTTTATAAGTACTATGGTAAGAAGCGTAAATACTACCCTGATTTCATCATAGACGGCGAGTATATAGAGATTAAGGGCAAGCTTGATAAGAAGAGCCAATCAAAGATAAAACAATTCAGAAGGCCCCTTAAAGTGGTTGGAGTGAATGAAATCACGCCTTATCTTGACTACGCAAAGAAAACTTATGGCGAAACATTCCATAAGATGCTGAAATAGCTAATTTTTCTGCTCGTATTCCATCATAGTTCTTTGCCTAAAGTCAATTTCTGATTCTTGCTGAATCATATTAAAATCTTCAAGCTTTTCAATAAGCCCTTCTGGAAACTCGTCTCCTATTGGGCCTTGCGCTTCTGGTGAAGGCATTAATGCATTATCAGGTGTGACTAATGGGAAAGCGGTGAAATCATTTCCCTTCAATCCACTAATGGTGACATTGATATTTCTGTTTGAATCGATGTTCTTAGTAAGACTTTTCATCACCGCCAATTTGGTTTCCATGGCCGCGAGGCTCTTTCTATGCTCGGACAGTGTCGCCCACATAGCCTTGTCTGAATCGCTATCTTCTTTCAGAGTAGTGATCTCTGTTTGAACAGCTGACATATCTTTAGACAATTGAAGGGTTGATTGGATAAGGAATATAGCGAGATAGCCGATGACTGGAAGCATCACAGTTGTGATTATCCAGATGACTATTTTATACTTCTTTTTATTGGTTTGTACTTCAGGTTCTTCCATAATAAAATTTATTTCTAATTTCTTTTTAACAATACCTTTATAATACCATGAAAAAACTTGTCTAATTAAAGGGTACAGGCACTTTGATCGAGTATATTCATTTTATGAAGACCGATTTCATACATTGGACGGTTATATAGCCTTAATTTAAAAAGGAGACTAAAGAATGAGCCTAATATACAACACATTAGCAGCGATGGCTGATCATGACAATGACAATAGTTTCAACAGCAGTCCAACTGTCGATGAAATTGTGACTTTTTTGACTTCCCTCGTGACCGCTGGAAAATTGCAAACATCATATGAATACCTTGACGTTGGCGGCACAGCTGTTGTCGATGCGGGATTCCAAAGTCTTAAGTTTTTCCTTGAAGGGATTATGGACAATGGGCAGTATTCAACAATTAGTGATTCGATGATCGCCGAAATTGATTATCGTTTCAGACTTAAGACCAACCTGGACGTTGAATTGCCAGAGAGCATTGCTTCAAGTTCAAGCTCAAGCTCAAGCTAATCTTAAGACAAGCTTAAATAAAAAGGGGCGGCAAGTAATTGCCGCCCCTTTTCTATGCCTTAATTCAATAAAGTTCGTTATCACAAAGGTATTTCCATACCCCATCATCCATGAACTCTTTAACGTAAGCGGCTTGTGATGTGTCGTCTTCGACGATACACCTTCTGATTTCCGTTGAAGATATCTCTGGGACATCACCACCACTGTAAAGATAAATGTGTGGTGGCTTTAAGTACCAGTCTACAGACTCATCTCTTTCGGTCCCTTGTCGAGACACCACGACAAAGCGCATCATCTTCTCAAGATCTTCGTAGTTCACCCACTTATCAAATGTGTTAGCATTGTCCAACCCAATTATCATACTAAAATCATATTGGTCTTTTGCAAAGTCTTCATCAAGCAATCTCTTTACAAAATGGTAAGTCTCACCACGTAATTGATTTTTGATCTCATAATCAAATGTCTTTATTCTGCAATCGTTAGCGCATAACAAGTTACACATAGCCAATCTATGCTCTGGTGTAACGAGTTCTTTGTTATACATGTGCTGATAACACGGTACAAACCAAACCTCATCGAAGTTCTTACTTGTATCGAGAATGAACTGTGCAAGCCTTAAGTGGCCAATCGTAGGCGGATTAAAAGCCCCACCAAGAAGAGCGACCTTTGTCTTTCTCCCCAACGTGTGGTATTGCTCCTTTCTTCTCTCTGTCTTATTAAGAGTTGACTGCACAAGCTCTTCTACTGACCAGCCAGACTCACTACACAACATCATTGTTGAAGCAAATCCCCCGTCTCTTCTCTGAGATTCGTAATATCTGTTGCGTTTTTGAGTTCAATCGCCTCGCCCAAAATATCTTCCTGTCGCTGCCGAAGTGGTGTTCTGCCAAAGGCGTCAATGAATCTACCATTGACTAATTCTTGGAGTTCTTTAATTTTCATCCGTTCGCCTCTCATTATACTTATCAACATAACTCTCAGTGATTTTATGATCAGCTGGGAGACACTCAATTTTATTTTCACAAAACTCTTCGGCTATTTTAGCGACCTCTTTATCTGTCATCTCACCATTCTTTCTCATCAATTCATCAGCGATTGCGCCAATGAAGGATAAATTTTCGTTAATGATAATAGACGTTTCCTTGGCTCGATTGTCAAGTATCAAATCAATATCTTTGTTTGTTCCGTCAACATCAAGATTAAGAAGACTGGCATCTTCAAAGTTAGATGTCACAACAACTGACAAGCTATCACCCATGCCGTAACGACGGAGCATTTTACTGGCCAACTTAGTTGCTTCCATAAGATCGGAAGCGCACCCTGACGAGGTCATCCCGTCACCAAAAAATGCGATTTCACCGAGACGGCCAGCAAGATAAACCTGAATCAAGCTTATCAAGATATTCTTTGACTCTAACATAGAGTGTGGCATTACAAAGCCGCCAGAGAACATTGATATATTACTTTTAATCTGACATGGCGCAACGCCAAACTTCAACATATAAACAACAGCATGTGAAGCTTCGTGCAACGCCACGAGATGCTTTTGTTCCTCAGAAGTCTTGCCCTTAATATTGTCAATACTACAGGTCACCTTCTTACTGAGATTTTGATCGCGTATTTTACAAACCATTTTGTTGTCTTTGAAGGATACGTCAATTTGATTACAGTCTTCTAAGAGCGCCGCCATGATAAATGGTGGCATTGAAGTTGTAAACAAACTGTTGATCGTACTAAATACTGGCCTTACACCTTGAGCGGGGAACACCCCATTTCTGTATATCACATTGTTTACCGAACGATCAACTTTGATGTCAATGTCGGTGCTTGCCTTAAAACTATTGGTTGCGTCTATGATCTTTCTAGAAATAAGTTCCCGGTAAGATTTTGAAGACAAGCACGGATAAATGATATGAGTATTGCCAAGTCGGGCAATCTGTTCATACCTGAATCTCGTTTTCAATGAAGTGCGGATATCTATTGTGTTAATATCAAGACTTCGCTTGTGCAAGATATCTGCATCGGTATCTGCATCTTCAGCGCGGGAGGCCATCCAGAATGCAGAATCAAGATTACCACAAATGAAAATCAAAAGTTGGGAATAGCTTTCACCATGAAGGATATCATCTCTTTCCATTGCCTCCATGATTTTCTTCTTTTTGGTTTCGGCGGTCCATTTCATTATGGTTTCAATGGTGTCAGGGATTCTGAGAGTCTTCTTTAATGATTTGGCAGAATAGAAACTGAAGCTAAAGCGCTTCTTAGTGCTGACTTCCTTATTTTTCTTGTTCTTACTCTTAGTTGTCAAATTACCATGTTCAATAGGGGGCTCTACATCGGCGTCGTCGTCTCCACTTCTCTCTTCATAATAAAGAGTGTCCATTAACATCTCAAGGATCTCATTCTTACCCTTGCCGGAGTTTGAAAACTTTCCATCGCTAAGAAGGGTCCAAATATCTTGAAACCTCTTAAGATCGGTACGCTCATGGCCATGCTCGTCAATGGTGCGATAACGTTGGAATTCGTCAAAGAGAACAACGCCTGGAGTTTCGGGCTCAAGACTGCTACATCCAAGAACACCTTGAATTGAACTGTGCCAGTGGAAGTTACTTGTGTCTTCAATGTCCATTGGCATTTCAAGAAAACGATCACTAAGATCAAGAAGCTGTACAAGGCGACGAATCAAATCGGTTTTCCCAACTCCAGTCATTCCCCAAAGATTTACGATTACCGGATGTGTGATAATTTCTGGCATAATGTACCAGACTCTTATTGAATCGATTATTTCATCGATTGTTGGATTAAGACCAACGAAATGTTTTTTGAGTTCAATCGAAGCGTTTTCAAGCTTCGACTCTCTTTCCTTAATCTTACCGATCAACTCGTCACGATTAATTTTTTTCATGTAAGCCTCACTTTCTTATAAAGTGATCACAAACAACACAGTTGTTACATGAACACGGTGGGTTGTCTATAAATGAAGACCCTATTGCCTTTAACAAGTCGAGAGGGTGCTTCCCTTCTGAATACTCCCTGCCATCGCCATCGTGATAAACTTCTGCCAAGATGTGACAATCTGGACATGGGGTAATCCCGTTGTCTATGACATAACCGCCGTCAGGAAAGTGATTCCGATCTATAATATGATGTGCGTCTACATCCCCAATGACCTTGCAACATACACATGTATAGTCGTCACGCTTAAATACCGAAGACCGGAATAATCACCTGATTTCTTTTTTACCTTTACCCATCCTGATCCTCCTGTTACCTTATTATCATAACATGGTTTCAGAAAATTTCAAGTGGTTATCAGATAACCAATTAAGATAAAAATTTGGCGACTTCAAGCTGCTCGAACGAGTTGTTCTCATTTGTCGGATTGAATACATAGGCACTTGTGCCCTTGATATCGATATTGCTATCGTCATAGGCTACAGCGGTCCCATTCACGTCCTGCTTCGCATGTGAGAAGAGATCGAACACGCTCGGCAACGAATTCAAGTATTCAATGTAGGCTGGCATTACTTCTGAAAGCATACGACCATTTTCCTTTGCGGAAGAAACGTCAGCCTTGAAGTTAGCGTCCATGTAGACAAGTTCACGCTTCTCCAAGTCAATGTATGCGATATACTTGGTATAGCATTCACCAGTAATTGGAAATGAGAGTTGGCAACGGCTTGGCTCGAAGAGCTTACCCTTTTGCGGAGCCTCACCCCATTGAAGCGCACCAAAGACCTCAGTGGCCTCGCTGAACTTCTTATGAGAATAGCACAAGACATTCCAAACAGCATAACGTACTCCAAAAGCTAACAACTTGTCAATGTACAAGTCGATCATTTGACACGCCTTTCCGTCAGCAGTCTTTGAGTTGGTTGGATCGCCAGAGAATGCGCATCCCTTTCTGGCGAAAGTCATATTCGCCCAGCAACACGCGCCCTTTTCCTTCCAATCCTTGTTAAAGAAGTTCCAACCATTGTCGTACCAATTGTTAAAAGTGTCAGGTAATTCCCAATAGCTTGCGCTTCTGATGAAATTAATATTCTCTGGAATCGGGAACACGGTTCCACGACCATAGTTCGTTAATTCAGAGTCGTTGCCCTGGATTTTAACGAGACTCGTTCTGGAATCAAGATTGACAGAAATTCCACTCATCTTCTCATTAAGAGCATCGTCGATCTTCCCAATAAGAGTTATGACCTGTGGATTGTGACGTATCGCCTTTGAGTTTTCAACGATCTGCAACTTGGCCCAATTACTCTTCGGCGGATAAACAAGATGATTTCTTTCCTTCAAGGTTGAAAAGAACTTCTTCACCTTAAGGAGTTTAATAACCGTGAGCTTTGGACAAATTTCTGCGAAAGCGTCGATGGCCGCGCTTCCAAATATTGAAATAGCGTGAGACAATCTTCTTGCAAAGACACCGGGTCTGCTCTTAAGAAGAACGAGAGCGTATGCGTCTTCAGTCTCAAGATATTTCTCAAGCTTTGAATTGAAGCTGACAACGTTGTTGTTGTACAAGTTGTTATTTGCCTTCACCACATTCGGGAAAGCATTCTTATAATCGCCTGGATGCAATCTGTTTAAAAGCTTCTTCCAACGATTCTTGTCCATAGCGATGTCTTCCTCACAATCATTCTGATTTTCAATCAAGGTGAGCAAGAAACGTCTTTCCTTCCGCGTAAAGTTTCTAAATGGCGTGTTGGTTCGCATGGTTATGTCACCATCGGACAATCCAATTGCAAGGCGCAACACATCCGTGGCTGAATTGACACTCGCCGCCAAACCATTATTCATGGCCAAGACTGCGACTTGGATCATGTTTTCCTTGAAGGGGATTTTTGACAAATTAAAATAGCACTTCTCATTGATAATAAGATGTTCAACAAACATTGATTGCTCATCAGTCCATCTGGCCGGAGTCAAACAAAGCTCATGACAGATGTCCTGCTCCTTATTTGCTCTTGCGACTTGAAGTGTCTTAAGAGAAATACTTTCAAACATCTGGTCTCTTTCGACCTCTTCGGTCGTGAAAAATTCATTTGGAACGCCAAGGTACATAAAGATTTGGCAAATCCAATACTCGGCCAATGACTTATCAAGTACTTCCTTTGGAAAGTTCTTATAGACAACATGATCACCCATATTCTTGGACTCACCAGTGATTTCCTTAAATGCAGGCTCGACGGTCTCCCACCACGCAATGACGTTTTCATCGCTTAACTTGTTGAATTCACGCAAGGCTTCTGTTGAGAATATATACCCATAATAAAGCAAATTGGAACAAATCGTTCCGACGATATTTCTTGACGCTTGGTCATCCTTGGCTTGGGCCGGGAATTGTACAAGACTGTTTCTCAAAAAAATGAAGTGCTTCATAGTGTATCCTTATGTTGCTTTGTTTGTCTATGAAATAAATCGGAGGGAAGTGAAATCTCTAAGTTTTCTTATTAAATGAAGTTTTAGAAGGAAGAGAAAATTTTCATGCCCTCCAAAATTGAAATGTAAAAAAAGAAGGTAATTGATGACTCTGGTTTATCCATTATCTTTTTAGAAGGAAGAACCATCATAGCCTTTCTTAACACCAAACATCTATACTATAGCATCGGTTCGGAACAATGCAAGCGATGTTGCAAACTTTTCTGTTGTCTGACTGTCTATTATACAACGTTATTTTAATTAACGAAATTGCTTCGCATCGTGCTTTTTCTGATCGATTGCGGCCTGTGGCAACAAATCTTTATCCGACAAGGCTTCCTCCAACAAAGAGTCAATCCAATCGTCAACGTCCGCTGGAATCGATATCTGAGCAAAAGTCACAGCAGCCTTCGTCATATTTATTTCCAACATATACACGGCATCCCGTAAGCATACTATTCTCCTTAATACTATGTGTTCGGGAAGCTAAAGTGGGAATCCTGGCGGAAAAGCTCTATGCATATCTAATTGGGCCTCAATGTCGCCATTCAAATCATAGATCTCCATGACCTTATGCATATCTCTCCCATATCTTTTAGCTTCTTTGTGAAGATTTTCAGAAGTTACAAAAACTGGGAAATTTTCGTAATCATATTGATCACAAACGACGATCATATAATCCATTTTTCTGTCGCTTGAATCGACGATCCATTTCTTGATATTTTCTTTAGTCGCCGCCATTTTTAACTCCTTTTCAATCTTCTTATAATTTAAAGTTTGTTTCGATAAGATAAGCCGGTCGCGTTTCTTGTTAAAACGAGATGGTCCATGAGATGAATCATGTCTGAGTCATCATCTATTATTACAAAATTACCACATGGGTTATTGTCAATCCAGGTTTGAATCTCTCCGCCTCTTATCCCGTCTTTTGACCCACCTGTCATACTGACGACTCTATCGACATCAATTATACCCTGAGACTTAAATTGCTCTCTAATTTCATCTAAAGTATGGATTTTTCTCCAAGACGAACTTATTACGATATTAGCCTCTGTTTTAGAAAGTATTTCGTTTAAGTACTTTACAGCACGATGGTCAAAGAGTAAATACCTCTTATATTCAATTCCCATAAGACATTACTCCTGTTACATGTAATACTATACTGCCACATGACCATATAGTAAGCTTTGCCGGAAGGGTTTTTCTGTGTATGTTAGAATAATAAGTGGAATTGGAGACCCTATGAATTGGTACAAAAAATCAAATTGGATCGAGAACATAACGCCTGAATTATTGGCCTGGAAAAATCAGTTTTCACACAGCCAGATTATGACTGCTCTGGCTATGCAACACATTATGCAAGTAGGAATGAATTCTCAAACAAGCGATTTTCATTATCCTACGATGCCATATTTCTATTTGACCCATGGCAAACTGTATGAGTCTGCTGAATTGACCCCTGAAGAACAGGAAAAAATTGAAAGCCTTTATAGTATTTTTAAACGCGGGGAAGTCAAAGAGTGTTTCTACTCTTCTCAATTATTAATGTTACATGACAATGACTTCAAATATGTTGAAGGATATGCCGGAACATTTTTCAGGAATCACGGGTGGAATTCATTAAATGGAAAGGTTATAGATATAACTCCCTCACACTTAACAAATGACCAACCAGTTTATGGAGTAATTCCAAATGGCATTGAATATTTTGGCGTTGAAATGCCAAAAGGTAGAGTCCAAGAGGTTGTCTTTGGACACGGTCAAGGACATTCACTTATAGATAATGATTTGAACAACTTTGAAATGCTTCAAGAAGATTTCAATATCGATTATGAATGGGATGGGGAAGTAAGCCCTCACGCCTTTGAGGATAACGACGATGACGAGAAAGATTATTGGAACGATTAAGATAGAACGTATCAATGATCAACTCTTTTAGATCGAACTTTTTAATAAACTCATCGAAAAATTATTTTACTGTATCCTCCATTATTCATATTCCTTATGTTATATAGGCAAAAAAAAATGCCAGACGACCGAAGTCACCTGACAAAAAATTAAAAGGTTGAGAAATACACCTTCAATAATCGACTCTTCAGGATTACAGTACGCTTGCGACGTGCCTTGCCCTAATTTCCTTCTGGGCCAGCAAGCTGGACACCAGACATCGATCATGACCGCAATTTTATTAAGCGCCTGCGACTGCGCCGTCATAGTAAGCTAATCAGAACTCGTTTCCATTCCTGCCTTATGAACAGTTCGTGAACGCTAATCCACTAAATTTTAACTTGTCCTAAAACGATCTGCCTTGCGAGCTTCACGTCTCCAAATTACCCGAAGGATTTGGAATTAGGCCATTTTCACCTACTACCGAGAGCGTCTTTGCGTTTTTTTATTTTCGTTAAAAAATATCCGTTTGGAGTTGCACCAAAACCGATTCCGTATGAGGGAATAGCTCTGCTATTGAGCTACAGATAAATCTACCAAGATGTGCGCTCTCGATGGTTCCGCTTCCTTTTGAGAAGTAGAATGCCACACACCTCATATCTTTGGCCTTGCGGGCTACCAGACGGATTTACAGGACTTCAGGTCCCCCATTGTTAAATGGTTTCCTGTTACCCAACAATCTGCTGTGAAGCCTTTGTCTGCAAACTCAGACAACACAACTACCCTTTGCTTCTTAACTTTCGATGTTTGGCATAAGATAAGTTCTCGTCGCTAACGTTAGTAGAACATAGCCACCGTTGGCCACCACATTCATTTAATCTCCACCTTCAAGTATAACTCCCCAAGAGGGAAATTCACAGAAGCTTGGTTTGCATAACTGACCACTCTCCGAAGAGTTTGGCGAGGCCCGTAGCGGGTCCCCCATTTCACCATGTTTCCATGGCTTATCTTAACCTGTTACCCGAAGGGAACAGGAGGACATCATACTGCCCTTAAATTAAATATTCAGTTTTTACTTTCTGTTAGATGCGGCGTTAACCACTTCCAACATGCTTCTTATTATACCGTGACTTTTCCGTTTTGCAAGCCGCTTTGAGAAAAAATTTCAAAACTTTCACAAAATTTCCTCACCAGCGCTGTCCACCCCCCGTATGGAGGTGGACATTTGCTGGCGCTTTAGATCCTAAAATTAAGGCGTATGGAAACTATCCTAACGCGATACGCCATGACGACACATTTTATTTACTTGATATATGTATTATCAAGGAAGCCTCAATGCCGCCCCAGGCCCCATCTGTATCCGATGTCGATAATCTTTTAGTTTAGGGCCTAAAGAATATTCTGCCCACACTTAAGGATAGTGTTTTCCGACACTTTAAGGATAGCGCCATCCGGTTAATCAAAGATGCTGATCAAGTATCCCCATCCGCTAGGTTCACCGGTACTCATTCCGTTACCCTCGCTCCCTGACACCAACTCCCTTGTTCGCATTAATTACGTTCACAGCATCAAAATAAAAATTGCGCATTGGAGCCACCTAACGTAGTGCGCAGCTACGACATTGAATTTCCGAACAATGCAAAACGTAGAGCCAATCTGGGGAGGCTTCCAAAATCCCGTCCCCATTAACTCTGGGGAACTGAGTGCCGACTTTATTCGGGTAGACGGTCTCCCTATTTATTTAGGCATAAATGCCAGCTTTCACCGGTCTACACTATCGCTTCTGACCGGCAAAACGAGAGGGCTACATAGTTACTTGAGTGGGTTACGCCCTAATCCTCAAGCCTCTTTAAAAGTCTTATTATGTGTCCCTCACAGCTTCTATGAATTCCACTCCATAGTGGTACGTCTCCACTCCACTGCTGGCGCTACGTTAACATCAATTCTACGGTTACCCATAATCCTGTCTCCACGCCATCAAACTTTCGATATTCAATTGTCTCTAACATGATACAACATAACACAGTCTTTACCCTGTGTCAAGTCCTATTCAAAAAGTTCTGGTCTTAATCGTCTCAACATCAATTCATAAGCCTTGAGAGGTTCGTGGAGACGGAAACGACAGTTCCCCAAATTTTGAAAGGAAACATCGCCATCATTACCTATTACCAACATCATTTCTGGATACCCATAACCATCATCAGAACCCTCGTTTTTAGGATAGTGAAAACGAGCGATAAGCCTCTGTTCACAAAGACCGTTTTTCATGTGAAGCATAGTCCTACCTATATTTTCATGATCAAAAGTCTCTATTTCGTATTCAAAATTATCATGCTTTCTCCCATCTGCATATTCAATGAGAAGAGTGATATCTTCCTCCGAGAATATTTTATCAAGATTTTTCATTTAGTATCTCCAGTTGGTTGATTTACCAAATTATGTTTTTCCCAAACGTCCCAAACTCTTTGCGGCCAAGTATCACCAAAACAAGCGTGATTGTTTATTTCTTCAAAATGGACTTCGGCAACCGCTTCCTTGTAAACGAATTCAAATCCAAGAACCTTCCTGGAAATATATCTTTTGATATACCACTTCTCCGAAACTGACTCTACATTGTATGGTAACCTATATTTCCAACCATGTGTTTCTTTCCAAGTCCCACTCCTGCGCGAGTCGGTATGTCTTGCGTTGCCTCTTCCAAAAGATTTTGTAAGAGTGAGGTCCACATACTTAACTTCTAACAATTTTTTTGGGAACCGCTTATTAAATTTGTGATATACTAAATCTTTGACGCTCATTTCGCAGACTCCCATTTCATAGGGTAAATAGCGAGCATGATTTTTTGTGCCGTGCGATCATTGTCACGCGCCCAAATATTCAAGATATGAAATGAACCATCAAGATACCCCATTCCTCTTATGGCGTCCTTTGCCCCATATCCAGGATGTGGCTCTGGATTATTTCGCCCCCAAGCCATACCACCCATCATTTTGGTAATGGTATGTTCTTTGCCGAGTTTGTCTGCAATAACACTCAAGGCATTGCGCCGTTTGTTGGCCATGTGTTCAAAATCTTTTTTCTTATATTCGTTATTCATCGCTCTTCTCTGTTAAGATTAAAAGGAACAAGGTGTGCTGTTACGCCAAAGACTTCAAGATACTGGTTGACTGCGCAATCAACTTTCTCCAACGTGAGCATCGGCCTTTCACGAATACGTCTTAGTCAGCCTTAACATCTCACTTGTCACTCATTAAGGGATGGCTGCTTCTAAGCCAACCGGCCTTGTTTAAAATTATTGAAAATTTTTTCTTAATAGGTCTTCTTCGGAAACGACTCTGACAAATGCGGCGGATTCATTTAAGTTTTCCGACCACTTGAAATTTGCGGGGTCAATGTAACGGTATTGACCATCAACTACTACTCGTACAACAGTATGAAGGACTCTGTAATTGTCAATCACCAAATGTTTAGGAGAGTATGAGTTGACAACCATAATGTCACACTCATAACCATCACTTCTCAGACTCTGTAAGTATATCCCACACCTGTTGAACAGGCTCAAAGCTCTTACAGCCGCATGTGAGAATAAAGATTGAAATTATTAATAAGTAGTTTACTATTTAATTGTAATGGTTTCAAACACACCTTATCATAGTTCACCTTTTCGGAATATCAACCCTCTTTTTGAGTTTTTTCTTAGCATACCTAGAAAACTGCAACATTTGAGGTTGTCCGCCGAAAAAAGTCAATGTGAACAACATGTCGCTGTGTCCCTCTTTGAGCATGATACTCATGTTAAATTCAACATCTACCTCATGCTTGAACCCATGTATTACAGCAATAAGGTCGTCTACTTGTGAGTTCTCATCTTCGTCATACAACACCCAATTTATGTATGGCGATCTCTCTGCATCACCGTGACACGAGGATGTTACCTCCGCACCTTCTAATCCATCGATCAATTTGACCAATGATACGATCTTGACATCGATACTAATCTTTCTTCCTTCAAGATGAACGGAAGTCATATCATGTCCCGTAACTTTTGACTTTATAATTTCCTTCATGATCCACTCAGTATTTTCATGAAAATAAATCCGATTGCAATAAGTGCTAACCCGAAATGATTCCATTGGTTAAAGGTTTCTGTTATCCCAAATATTATTATTGAAATGGGAAACATCAATATTATTATACCATCTTAAACTTTTCATCCAGGCTGCATAAAACATGCTTAATTATCCAACAATTCTGGTGATGGTCTACGAACAAATTCAATCCCTTTCAAATCATCAACTGAATTGCCAGCGACTATTGACCCATGGCCAATAAGGTTTATGGCAAACTTATCAACTTTGAAATCGTTATTAATTCCCTTCTTACTTTTAAGTACAGTTGTAAAATAAAATAACCAACACCCCATCCAACTGTGCGATGGGGGGGGGTAGTTAAGGCATCGGGGGACGGATGTCCCCCGGCTATGATTGTTAAACCTGGCTTTCCCTTTCGAAGAACCAAGTTCTACAAACTTCAGAAATCTTCTTATTAACGTCTTTTGGTTCGAAACCAGCATCGCTAATAACATCGATCTCTTCTTTGAGCACGTCTTTGACAACCCATCTGAGGAAATCTCCAAGACCTTTTCTGTCGATATCGCCACCATTATTGGTGTCAAAGGTCTCTTGAATAGCCTGTTCGAGTCTCCACACTGGAGTTACTTGCTCAGCAATGTCGTTAATCCTTTGAAGCCTTTCATTGTCAACAGGCTTAAGCGTCTTGACCTTGGACTTGCCAGCGTGTTCGTCGCCTTTAACCTTGAAGATATATCTCTCTCCATTAACGTCAGACTTCCAAACAACACCTTCTCCAATTCCAGAAACACCAAGCTGCTTAGCAACTGGACACTCTGCCTCGACAGCTGCTGTGATTTCAACCATCCTGTTCGTTGAGAGTTCAGGGTTCTTGAAATCTATATCAATTGAGAACGTAGGAAAGTCAAGAATGTTGAAGACCCTATCATCATTTGAAGACAACGGCTGTGTTTTATCATCAGGGAGCCAGATCGCAACTTCATCTTCGCTTGGCTCAAGAGGACTCTCTTTAACACCAATGATCACGAAGAATTTATCAAGTTCAGTAATGGCAACCGTGCTTTGAACACCCTTGCCGCACCACTCTCCATAAATGGTTGTTATTCCGTCACATGGGAGGCTCTTGAACATTTCAAGAAAGACATCCTTGTGAGATTCGACAAAGAAGGAAAAGCCCGCATTGTCTTTCTCTGGAGTGATGGTATTTTTCCTTGATTGCGCCCAAAATTCTCCGGTCGCATGCTCATAAGAAACACCAGCGTTAGTTCCATGAAGCTTAACAGCACCATTGAATGTGATCGTTGGCTTTGGTCTGGTCCCGTCATAAATAGGCTCGCCTTGATCGTCCATACCAATATAGGCGGAACGATGGCAAACAGCTTTAATGACGTTTCTAAACGCGCCAATGCCTGTGAATTTTATCATTCTTTTCACAATTTTTTATTTCCTTTGCTAATATCTATTTGGCTTAAATGACATTCCACTTTCAGGTTCCGCTTCAATTTCTGCGCCACCAAGTGTTTCAAAATATCCGCACCAGAAAACATGTTCGTCAACTCTTTCTCCATCATCGTTTTCAAGATGAATAGTAAATAATGTATACTCCCTGTTATGCCAATGCTTCTTCTCAGCATCACGTAACGCCTTTGACTTTTCCTTCTTGCCAACATTTGTCTCTTCCTTATAGGTTATATAGAAAGTGTAATGTTCTTCAATCTCGAAAATAGCCTATTTGGCTTTTTCGAGATCCTTGAAGGTGATGTCAAGATATTCAACCTGATCAGTATAATGGTTGAACGAGTCTCCGGTATCATAGGTTATTTTGATTTTGTACATAGTTAGTTCCTCTTAGACTCATAACATAGTTCATCATTCGGGGATAGCAAGTCGTTACACAGAAAAACTTGCTCCACATCCGCAAGAGCCTGATGCTCCAGAACTTGTGATCTTGAATCCAGATTGGATCAAGTCTTGGGAATAGTCTATCGACAATTCGTCGAAGAACAACATGCTTTTTTGGTCTGAGACGATCTTTATTGCTCCGGCTTCATAAATAACCTCGTCATCTATGCTCGCTGAACTCAAGTCTGCTCCAAAAGTGTGTCCAGCACATCCGCCTGGAACTACAGTTATTCTCAGAACTTTACTTCCATCTTGGATATATGTCAAGATCTTATCTTTGGCTGCTTTTGTGACTGTTATATTCATCGCTAACTCTTTGTTTTTAATCCACTATGTAAAAATTACTATGTTTAGAATGATCATAATCAACAATCTCTCTCTTTACAAAATCTATGAACTTGGGATCTACATCTAAAAATTCATAAACTTTAACACTGAAGTTCTCAGCATGATAGACTCCGCCAGCCTCAACAGCTAAGTTAAAACATTCTAAAGCGCTTAAACTATCTCCTTCATATGGATTAGAAATATTCCCCAACGCTTTCTCATTGTACATTTGATTGTGAAAGTGACTTCTTCATCTTCAACTTGATCTTTTTCATCGTATCCGTATTTCATCTTAAGCCCTCTGACTTTGTAAATCATGTCTGTACAACTCCAAGTATACCATCCTCGACTATTAAATACTTAGTGACATCTGTGTCACCGCCATTAGTCACTATCTTATCGTAAGCTTCCTTGCTGCATGGTATAGTTTCGAAATTCACATCGACCAAGCCTACATACCCTGAAGTGTTCCTAAACGATTTAATAGCCTCTACCAACGAGCCATTTTTAGTCCAACCGACTCCCCAAACGACAAGGCCCTCTTCATAATCGATTGTTGCGTAAAACTTATCTCCGTCACAGAGCCCTGTTTTGAATGTAGCTATTGGACGAAATTGATCGTCAAAAACCTGCATTTGTTGTCTAACATTTACATCTTCAAACAAAATAATCTCACCATCAGAGTCCCAAGTTAAAAACTTTTCTCCGTTTTTCTGATAAAGAGTCTTCTTAAGTGAGCCGCCCCTATCATCATAATCAGTTGATTCCTGTAATTTTTCTGCCCCTTCGGAAAATTTATTAAATTCTTCTTTTTCCATGATTCACCTACCCTTAATAAAAATCAACGATTTCATCTGCCATGCCGAGATCAACAGCGTCTTGTGCTGTCAACCAAACGTCCTTAGCGGGAAGAAGATACTTCTTAATCTCCTTTTTCGATAAGCCAGTGCATTTCTTGTAATGTCGAATGAACCTTTTGTGGATATTTTTGAATTCACCCACGATTGACATTAACTCATGATATTTGTCATAGCTTCCCCATTGATATTGATGAGAAAGTATCTGTGTGTTCTTTGTAATGTATCGATGCCCTTTTTCTCCGGCAATAAACGTTAACACGCCACAACTAGCGACGACTCCCAATCCATAAGTGTATATGGGTATTTTTGATCCCTTCATTGTATCAATTAGAGCAAAAGCAGAACTGACATCTCCGCCTGGAGAAGTGATAACCATTTTCAAAACTTCAGGCTTCTTTTCTTTCATCAAATTCCTGGTAATAATAAATGACATCGCCTCACCAGTACTTTCGCGATTGAATTCCTTGTTGAATAGATGATAATGATAATCCTCTAGGGTCAATATTTTCGCTGATTCCTCACTCATTTTTACCTCCGTTTATTTTTACTGATTTTTAAAAAGAATCCGCAAGATATGTGTTTCTTTTATTAAGATCGGAAATCTATTCTTCAAGATTGTTTATCGTTTCTATTACTCTCAAACATGCATACTATAGTTCCAAATCGATCTTTGTCAAGCCCATATGGGACATTTTCAACTTTTCATCCAGGCCGCTGAACTGGCCTCAACTGGCATTCTCCAGTCTCCACGAGGCGACAATGAGATACTACCGACCTTTGGCCCGTCAGGTATGCAATTGCGTTTGAATTGATTCCCAAAAAATCTCTTGATAAAAGTCTCCATACAAGTTTTAATCTCCGCCTCTTCATATTCTGTGAATGCGAGTTTGGCAAGAGTGATAATCTTATCAGGTGTAAACCCAAACTTTATTGTATAGTAAAGGAAAAAATCATGAAGCTCATATGGTCCGATGATATCTTCTGTCTTTTGAGAGATCTCACCATCTTTTGGCGCAAGTAATTCTGGAGAGATTGGCGTATCAACAATATCATGCAAAATTTCCCCTGTTCTGGTGGTAACATTACCACTATCAGCCACCCATGAAACCAAGTGCTTCACCAAGGTCTTAGGAACACTGCAATTAACAGCATACATTGATATGTGATCCCCATTATATGTACACCAGCCAAGTGCGATCTCTGAAAGATCACCTGTTCCAATGACGATACCGTCATGTTTGTTGGCAAGGTCCATTAATACTTGTGTGCGCTCACGGGCTTGAACGTTTTCGTATGTCACATCACTTGTCGATTCATGTCCAATGTCTTTTAAGTGTTGTTCACAAGCCTCTTTAATTCTTATTTCCTTTAATCCCATGCCCATTTCAAAACACAACTCGTTTGCATTTTTAAAGGTTCTATCTGACGTTCCGGGTCCAGGCATTGTTACTGCAATGATATCTTCAAGATCTTTATCCAAGAGTTTGAATGCTTTTTCAACAACAAGAAGTGCAAGTGTTGAATCAAGTCCTCCCGATACGCCAATAACCGCTTTCGTATTTTCACCGACATGTTGAAGTCGATTGGCGAGTGCTGTTGATTGAATCGTGAAAATCTCTTGACACCGCTCATTCATGACACTTTCATTAGACGGGACAAATGGATGTGGATCAATGACAAGATCTGAATAGTCAGCATTGGCAGTTCGGTAAAGATTGACATCCTGACCTCTCATTTCAATGGTGTCATAATCTCTAAAGATTGATTCGGAACGACGTTGTTGTTCTATAGCTTCAAAATCAACGGCAACAGTCATCACTTCTGATTCACGATTGAACCTATCGTTCTCTTTAATCAAGTGCCCGTTTACTGCGGCCATCATATGTCCACCGAATACCACGTCTGAAACAGACTCGTAAATTCCAGATGAGGCATAAAAATATGCAGACATTAATTTGGCGCTATGTGCAACCACAAGATCTTTTCTAAAAGATGCTTTACCAACAAGTTCATTACTCGCTGACAAGTTAAAAATAGCTTCGGCACCGGCAAGTGCGTAATCATTGCTGGGAGGGTTTACAGCCCACAAGTCTTCGCACACTTCAACAGCAAAGGGGAATGGATCGTCATTGCGGCAATTAAAAATCAAATCGGTGCCGAAACTTATTTGACTATCATTAATCCCTGACAAAGAGTCGTTTTTGACCCCCTTTCCAGAAGCAAACCATCTCTTCTCATAAAACTCTTTGTAGTTGGGGAGGTAACTCTTTGGTACTATTCCAGAAACTTTGCCATCAGAGATTACTATAGCACAGTTATACAACTTTCCATACGCTATAATGGGAGCGCCGACAATCACCGTGGGGACGCTTTGTAAACCGTCAACCCATTTTGTCATTTCAGCGATTTTACCTAAAGCAGCATACCCGGCCTCTATCAAGGCTCTACTCTGGAAGAGGTCTCCACATGAGTATCCAGTCACACAGAGTTCCGGGAAAAGCATCACTGAAACACCTGTGTTTTGCACAGAGGATATCTGCTTACAAATTTCTTCAGCGTTTGCGGCTGGATCTGCAAGGGTGAGCTTGGGTACAGCAATAGCGATCTTGTGGTATCCACGTATTGTCATAGTACTTATCTTGGGTTCGGTGTTTTTGACTATTCTAACAACATAGACTATCTATCGCGTTTGTCAAACTGTTTTTCCCAGTTTTGTACAGTATATCCCCATTTCTCTCTGGATTCGTCAGTGCCTTCATGGGTCCAGAATGGAGCATCGTGATTTTCCCAAATATCATCTTCTGTCTCTTTCAAAAAGTCAATCAATTCTTGACCTTCGAGGTCTGGGGCTTTGCAAATCTCTCTAATTGGTTGAGCCGTCCCATGACGATCATGAGAGTCCCAATGCAATTCTTGACACAAGTATACGCTTTTGGACTTGACTCGCCTTATTATAAATAGCCTTTTCTCAGCGACCCAAACGCCAGCGTATGCGTTCCTGGCAATGATTTGATACAAATACCCATCTTTGCACTCTTCGCTTGGGAGAACTCGATTCTTCATTTGGCTCCGTAGCATAGTTCATAAGTGCCAGACACTTCCACAAAAACTTTATTCTGATTTATGGCTCCACCTATTTGATCCATGGATTCATCTGCGCCGCTTTTCGTGTCAAACTTTAGTGTGATGAACCTTTTTTCTGGTCCCAAATGATTTCCAACAAAAACTTTCATTATTGAAGTTTTTTTATATCTTAGCACCCTAAAAGAAACGTCTCTTAAGGGAATAATGTCCTTCCATCCCATTAAATTTATTGATAGAAATTGTATCATATTATCTTGCTCCACATGATGGGCACACAGTATATCCGCCCCGTGCATAATTAACTCTCGATCTACATTCTGGGCAAACCCCAACGAGATGCATAAAATTTCTAAAGTAATAGCGTAATTTATACTGTAATCTACTCTTTGCCATTGTGTTTTGTTCCTCTATTTCTTGAAAGCCCCTTTTGCCGCTGCCCTACTAATGAGGGAGCCAATACGACTAACCTTGTCTTCTGCAAGAGCCGCACGTTTGAAATCGGGGGTTGATTCGTCGATTGATTCGCCAACGATCTTTTCCAAATCCAATTGGAGACTGGATTTAGTAACGTCTGCTTTCTCACTCACTTCGTGTCCGCAGAAAGGGCAAAATCTGAAAATGACATTGGGAATGAAACCATCACCCTCAATAACCATCTCATCAATTGACCCACCATCTGTTAAGAGAGCCTTGACGCCTTTCCTCTCTGCGTTGGTTAGTCCTTTCAAAAGCTCGCTCATCTCTTCACAACAAATACTATTTGTCATTTGCTTGTTCTCCGTTATTCTTAATAATACAAATAATGACCCTCTACCAAAATGAGAGTCTGAACATGTTATATTATACCGTTATTTCTCCATAATTCAAGCCCATTTTCAATTTTTGATGTACAATATAAAGCAGGACTAAATTAATATAAAAAAGTAATTATATAGATAAACTGGAGTCATAATTGTTTACCGCTGGAAACATTTTACTATTTGGTCTATTATTATTGGTCCTTGCCATTCCTTTGGCAGTGACTATTGTATTAGTTTACGCTGGAATTCGGTTTATTGATTATAAATTTCCAAAGAAAATGAACAATACTGACAACAGGGCTATCCCTGAAGAAGAGAAAGTCAGCCTTGACGACATCCCAAGTTCGAAAAAGAAAAAAAGAAAAAAGGTTGTTGAAGACATGCCGATGGAAATTGGACAATTTCAAGTAACAAGTTCTTTTGACGGAAAAAGAATTGGACAAATAAAAGGAGAGTAATATGAGATTTGTAGGTTTAGATGTTGGAACAGGTAATATTGTTGCTTCAGAAAAGAAAGATGATCAGTTTGAATACCATAAAGTAAAAGACGTATTCTTCAAGATCGATCCAGGCAACTTCATGGCCGGTTCAGCAATGAATTTCGGTGAATCCATGCTTATTAAATCTGGCGCTAATTTCGTCAAGATTGGCGAAACCATTTACATCCTTGGCGATGACGCTTTCAAATTTGCGAACCTATTCCATAAAGAATGTTTGCGACCGATGTCAAATGGTGTCCTCAATCCCGCTGAGCCCGAAAGCACTGTCATGGTTTCTCAATTGATTAAGGGTGTCCTTGGAGAACCTGAGAATGAAGACGATATCGTTTACTATTCAATCCCAGCCGATCCAATCGACGCTGATTTTGATGTCACATATCATGCAAGCACTGTAAAGAACGTCTTAAGTAACGTTGGATACAAGAATACTTACAAAATGAATGAGGGCCTCGCTATTGTTTATTCAGAATTGGAAGATGAAGGCTTTTCAGGTATTGGAATATCATGCGGTGCCGGAATGGTAAATGTCTGCTACGCCTTCTTAGGCATGCCTATATTCAGTTTCTCAATCGCCCGTTCTGGTGATTACATTGATAAGAATGCGGCTATAGCATGTAATGAAACAATGAACGTCATTCAGCATCGAAAAGAAGCTGGGATGGATCTTATGAATAGAAAGGACAATGTCGAGAACGCTATTGCCATCTATTATGAATCATTGATTGAATACATTGTTGACAAATTCAATGAGTTGTATTCTTCAACCGATCCAAAAAGCCTCCCCAATATATCAGATCCTATTAAGATTGTTGTGGCCGGTGGGACTTCAATGGTTGGTGGTTTCATCGATGTGATGAAGGTAAAGATCGAAGAAGAATTCCCGATTCCAGTTGCCTCTATTGAATTAGCGAGAGACCCATTATATTCTGTTTCCAGAGGATTGTATAATGCGGCAAAGGTCAAAGCCGAATCATAAGGATTGTTAATGAAAGACCCCTCCGAAAAGATAATCACTGAAAAAGGCTTTTGGAAAATAGAGGCTATGAGACGGGGGCTTCAAGATTTTACCATCGTGACCACGAATGGATGTTTTGATCTATTACACTGTGGCCATGTAAAATATTTACAAGAAGCTTCTAAACTTGCAAGCCTACTTGTTGTCGGAATTGACTCAGATAGCAATATTAAGCGACTTAAGGGCGATTCCAGACCTATTATCAGCGAAAACGAACGTGCATACATGTTGGCCTCTCTTGAGTGTGTAGGCTATGTATTCATATTTGATACTGATGACTTCACACCATATATTGATAAGATTAGACCGGAGGTCTATGTGAAAGGCGGAGATTATACTATGGATACAATAAATCAGACCGAAAGGACGTTTATTGAGGGCCTTGGAATCAAGATTGAATTGCTTAAACATATTGAAGGCACTGGGACAAGTGATATAATTGCCAAAATAAAGGCTTAGCTCTCTGACTCTCTATAGATCTTTTTCATATCCTCACACACATTTTCCCCATGAGTCTTTCCAATGAATGCGAAATACTCCCGCAATTGAGCTTCCTTATATGTCTCTCCAAAGTTTAGCTTCCTGATCATTGGAACCCACATTTCTGCCTGGGTTTCAATTCTCCCTCGACGGGTTGTCATTTGTTCAGAAATCAATAGGAACTTCTTCTATGACTCCGTCTAACAATTTATCAACTGATTCAGCTTCCAATTCTCCAGAAACGACTTGAATATTATTCATCAATAAAAGGTCTTTGTAATTAAGAATACCGAACTTCCCCTCGCCATATTCAGACCTATCATAGAATGTATAAATAACATTATCAGGAAGATCTACCACCGACAATTTAACGGATATAACAGCGACTATCCGACTCCCGCTAACAGGAATGAATGGCTCAGTATATAGAGTACATCATTATCTTCAGGTTCCTCCCATGCTATATCTTCATTATTATCAAGAAATCGTTGCTCAAAAGCATCAAGGCCCAAAATGTCTAGAAGTGTTCTTACGGCATATATTCTCACGTACCTACGCTTACTTGGTTTGGATTTCCAATGGCAGTCGTGAGTCAAGATATCAAGATATCCAAGATCAGAGCCTGCATAACATTCAGCCCATAGAGCAGGGAACCTCTGCTGTGAGGCCCAATCTGCCCATTCCTGAAGGGTCTCAAACATCTTACCCTTGCCCACAGTTCTGACTACTGGTGCGAAGTGCTCATGAGCCCACACCAATGCGAATATTACCAAACAGATAATCTCACCCATCAATCCACCTCAAACATGTTTTTAAGATGGGTAAGATATACGGCGTTATTACACATACCCTTGCCAGACGAGTCGCTTATCTTTGCTACCGGTTGACCATTACACTCGACCATCTTCAAAACGATCTGAACAGGATCAAATCCAAGGTCGTTGGTCAAGTGGGTGCCAATGCCGAAAGAGACTTTGATTCTCCCATGGAACCTTTCAAACAACCTCACGGCCAATATCATGTCGAGACCATCGCTGAATACTGCTGTCTTTGTTTTCGGATCGATGCTCATTGATTCATAGTGTCTAATCAACTTCTCACCCCATTCAAACGGATCGCCAGAGTCATGGCGACAGCCGTCATAGCTCTTCGAAAAGAGGAAATCGAAGTCTCTAAGGAAAGCGGCGTATCCAAGACAGTCGGACAAAGCAATACCAAGCTGACCACGATATTCTTTCATCCATATATCTAAAGCCATTTTCTGGCTATTGAGCAACCAAGTGAGACCTTGCATTGCTTGAATCCACTCATGCGCCATCGTTCCGATTGGTTTAATATTGTTATCTAAAGCGAGGGAGACATTGCTTGTCCCAACAAAGTTGTTTGGAACTTCATTCGTAAGTGTCTCTACAACATAACGTTGCTGCTCGAAACTCGCTCTGCGACGAGTCCCGAAATCTGCTAATTTGAATTCTGGACCAACGGCCTTGATGATTTCAATCTTGTCAGCCAAGTTTCTTCTGCCAATGCTCAAGGCTTCATCAGTCATTAAGTCTTTGCATGCTACTGCTTCAACAATAGAAAGGATTGGGACCTCGAAAGGAATTGTTTGGAGCCATGGGCCGCGAACAATAATATCAATCTCAGTATCAGAAATCGTTTCAACTTTCACGAAATCAGGGTTGAATCTGAATTCAGAAAGGAAATCAACATAGTCTGGCTTGAGGAAAGGTATTTTCTCGCGAACCTGTTTCTCTTCGTCGGGAGTGAGGTAAAGGTTGCCAAGGAAACCTATTTGTCTCTCGATTTCATCCCTATGCTGGGCGAGATCCGCCCATACACTTCTGCATTTGAAACGGTATTCAACAATTACTCCGGGGAAATTGTGAAGAACTGCTGCTTGCATTGAAAACTTGTATAAATCTGAATCTAACATTGATTTTATCATGTCAATTTCCATCCTTACAATTCAGCTTTTGCCCAAAGATTCAATGTATTTTCGACAATGCATACAACGTCTTGGGTATAGCCATCTTCGATAGCAAACTCGTATATTTCCTTTTGCCTATCTGACAACTCCGCCATGTCTCACCTTGTTTAACAAGTTTTCTAATTCAGCAGGAAGTTCTCTGAACCTCTCTGAAAAAGCGATCATTTCTTCAATAACTCGTCTAATCTATTCACTCATTTTCAACTCTCGGCAAGAGGTCATTATCAAGAATTATTATTCCCTGACCTGTTTCAATTCACCTTGTCAAATATCAATTTTCAATCAATTCTGCCAATTTATTACCATCGATGATTGTAACACCGAGGTCATCTGCTTTTGTTGACTTGCTTCCAGACCCTGGGCCAGCAACGAGGTAACTCGTTCTGCCAGATACAGAACTGGAGACCTTACCACCGTATGACTTGATCAAGTTCTGAATTTGACTACGTTCTGAATAATTTTCACCGTCGAGATCAAATTCGACGCTCCCGCTGACACAAAATGCGCTTCCTTCGAGGGAATTACCAAGTGCAACAGCTTTACCAGTTGTGATCTTGACATATTGACGCAACTTATCTGCAAGTGGTCTGGATTTGTCAAGACCTTCTGTCACCGCTGTTGCTGTCGTTTCAGCTATTCCATCAATATGCGTCAAATCACGTGTCACAGTTAATGTATCAAGATCAACGAAGTCTGCGATCTTTTCAGACACATCCTTTCCAAGTAATTCAACACCAAGTGACCTGAGAAATGTTTGCACGTCTTGAGTCCTTGCCTTATTAATCGCTTCGAGTGTCTTTTCAGCCTTCTTATCACCCATTCGATCAAGGGTCATAAGGTCACTCTTGGTTAATGTGAAGAGGTCTGCGGGGTCTTCAATAAGATTCGCTTTGATGAGTTGGGCGATCAATTTGTCACCTACCGCCTTGATATTAACAACTGGCTTGCCTACATAGTGCATAATCGCCTCGTAAGCAGCACCAGAGCAATGTTCGTTAGGACATCCGAGGTCAACATTGCCTACTCTGACAAGTGTGGTTCTACAGGCAGGGCATTTGGTCGGAAGATTGTCTTTCGAGGACCAGGGAATGTCTTTTGTAGCTCTCACAGTTTTGACAAAGTGAGGAATGACATCGCCGCTTCTTTCAATAACAATCTCTTCGCCAATAGCAATATGTTTGTCATGGACCCATTTCGCATTATGAAGCGTGACTCTTGAGCAAACAGCCCCTGAGAGTTCGATGTCTTCAATGAGACCAACGGGAACAATACGACGAGTTCTCGTGACGTTCCATTCGTAATCGAGCAACTTGGTGATCCCGCTTTCGGATGCGAACTTGTAAGCCATTTCGTATTTCGGGTGATGACCAGTATAGCCTTTCTTTTCTCTCACTGATACGGCATCAAGAGCGAAGACGATACCATCAATCGGAATCGGAATTTTTTCACGCATCTTCGTCACTTTATCAATGACATCAGCAATCGTATTGAATTTAATCTTGAGTCTTGCCGTGACGAAGCCCATTTCTTCCAAGGAATCAAGCATTTCAGTCTTCGACTTGAAACTGTGCCCCTCTACTTTTATTGCGTAGGCGACGAACTGCAATTTTCTTTTTGCGGTCTCGAACATGTCCAATTGCTTAAGAGACCCACTGGCGGCATTCCGGGGGTTTTTGAAGACTTCTTCCCCATCCCTTTCTCTTTCGATGTTAACCGCATCGAAATCATCAAAGGTCATGCAAACTTCGCCTTTGACTTCAAAGGTGTCCCATTTGTATTTCTTGGGAGTCGATCCTTTCACAAAGTAGAAGTTGTTGGTAACGTCATCACCAACAGTTCCATTACCTCTTGTGTGGGCAAGTTCGATCTTACCGCCGCTGTAGATTGCTCGGAGCGAAGTTCCGTCAAGCTTGACCATTGGAACCCATGCGTCCTTCCCGGCGAATTTTGTCACTTCCGGCTCTGTATAGGCTTTTTCAAGACTGAGCATCTTTTCACCGCCTGCGGCAACATAGTCGATAGGCTTGAACCCATCTACTGTCGATCCAACCTCATCGAAGAACGGGTGATCAGGAATCAACTGCTTGAGGCGCATTTCGCCGCCATCATATACCTGATCTGACACAACTGGCTTGTTATCAATGTAATAGGCGTTTTTCCACAACCTAAGTTTTGTAATAAGTTCACTCGCTTCAGTCAATTGTGTGGGGGTAAGACTCATTTTGATGCTCTCCTGTTGTTTGGTTAAGGTTAGAATATAGCTCGCCAAACCTGGTTTTCAAGCTGTGTTGAAGAGATATTCTAAAACCCTAAAATATCAAGTGCTGACTCAAATAATTCGCCCGCGACCTCGACAGTTGCTCCCACAACCTCGACAGGATCAATTTCCACTACTGCTTCGGCTACTGCACCGACAACTTCAATTGGATCACTCATAATATTCGCCTCTGGTTATTGGTTGCAACTAATGTAGATCAGCAAAAGCCGATTACAAACGGTCACACCTTTATTTTGTGATTTTTCTCAAATGTAAAATATTTGTGTTTGCAGTGCTTTTCTAAGGACATGACGATCTCTTCCAACTTATCATCGCTTATGTCTATGCTATCTATGGTCTCCAATGCCATTAAAAAGAATGGGTTTATAGCACTATCGTCAATGTAAACATCGGCGAATATCTTTGGTGACCAGATCCATCCACTACCGTTTTTCCCTTCAAACAACCTCTTCGCCTCTTCATTCTCATTGTATTTATCGATGGGGATGTCATTCCTTAAGCACCATTTCTTAGCTCTCTCTTCACACTTATCGCCTCGACATGTCCACAATATTGTAGTCCATCCCCGCTTCTTAAAGATTCTTGTAAGACGTATTATATGATCAACTCTTTTACCACCCCGCTTACCACCCCACTTTTTATTGAATCTGAGAGTGTCGTCAAAATCTATCGCCACATATAACGGTCGATCAATTATTACTTCATTGGCTTCAACAAATCTAATCTGTTTCTCAGGGCCACAATGATTCGTCTTGGGAAAAGCGATTTTCATGTCATAAACGTTTGATTCGTTTGGATTTTCAGTGTGTCCATTGCCTTCACCAAGCCAATATGCTCCCCATTGTCCAGAATAAATCCTCACTCTGGTAAATCTATCCATCAATTTAGGCCAACGTTTTAACCGCTCCAAGGACTCATATTCTTCATGTCGTGTCCAATCAATCATATTCATCTATCCTATCTCTTGCGTCTGTGCAGTACTCTTCGGAAAGGTCTATCCCCAAGTATCTGCGTCCAAACATTTTACAGGCTAACGTAGTGGTTCCAGATCCGTTAAATGGATCTACAATAAAGGCGTCTTTCCAAGAAAGCATTTTGATTAATCTTTTGGGAAGCTCTAATGGGAAAGGGGCTGGATGATTCTTTCTGTTCTCTGGCTTGAAGCGCCAGATAGAATTCGCCCACTGAATGAATTCCTCTCGTTCTAAGTCAGTTTCCCCTTTGTACTGTAACTTATACTCACCTTTGGAAAATACAAGTATCCTTTCAAAAGGAGTTGGGAAACTTGGCATTGATGGTGACAACCAACTGCCCCAAGCTGTCCGGTTGCTGGTATGTCCCTTGTCCCAAACTATGTGTGCAAATGGTTTGTAATTCAAGCCTTGTATCAAATCTGAGCATGTTGGAATTCGACCATTCTTGCCATCATTGATATTGATGCAGACTCTGCCGCCTATTTTTAACTTTGGCCCGAACGAATTTAATATTCCACACAACCAAGTAATATATGAATCGTGCTTTTTGTTATCATCGTATTGATCATACTCATGACTGTTATACTTGTTCTTTCCAAGGTTGACGTTGTATGGCGGGGACGTTACAATCATATCCACTGAATCGTCAGGGAGATTTGGAATAACGTTCTCACATTCGTCACATATTATGGTATTTTCGTAGTTCAATTGTCAGAAACACAAAACGGGGAGTGAATAATTGTTCACTCCCCGTTTTACATTAACCCCTATGTTAGAGTGCGTTAGCGATGCTCGACTCTTGATGAAGACCAACAAATCGGTCTGATTCTTTTCCGTCTTTCATGACGACAATTGTTGGGACACTGTTGATTTTGAATTTATCAACCAAACTATATTCGTCTTCGATATTTACGTTGCCGAAAACAACGTCACTTCGTTCTCCCTCCATGCCGGTTAAAATTTCTTTTTGCATTTTGCATGGGGCACAATTTTGAGATGAAAACTCTATAAGCATAGTACTTGTTTTCGATAGTTCATTTAGGTTGGCGTTAGTAATAGTTCTCACGGGTCCTCCTGAGATGGTTTTTGTTATGGGTTATAATCGTATACTGTAACCGGAATTTCGGCTTCACAAAAAGTTTTCTTAATAGTGTTTTCGACAAGTTCCCATTTCCCGCCTGCTAAACCGCAGCCGATCCTGGGCATGTGAATACTCATTGATGGAGTAGTGTTCTTGATCATACATAAGCCTTTCATTCCTGTTTCTAAGGCGTCATAACGTACTGGAGGACCGTTTTCTAATCCTACTCCATGCTGGCCAATTAAATTGACTACATACATGCTTGGTTCAACAGGGACAACTTGATATGATCCTAATTCAAAATCAGAATACTCTTCTTCCTTTATATCATGCCAACATCTGTAAAATGCCTCTGGGTTGTCCCACTTCCTACTTATTGCAAGAACAAATCCAGCACCCCACAATCCGAGATCATTGCAACAATGGAGAATGAATTTCTGTCCATCTCCTATCGGAGACGTTGCGTCTCCTTCTATATATTTTATCTCTGTGGCCATGCTGATTTTCCTTTCAGTTACCCTATGTGTTTACTTGATTATTAAGGGGTTTCCTTCCCTCTTTTCAAGGTTATTTTTATTCGCTTAAGAAGTAGTTGGACGGCAACTCATTAAGACTTTTCCTGCTTATGTTTTTACCGACGAAATCTGCTGGAAAAAGACTCGGATCAGTATGTTTTCCAAACATTCCATCATGCCTGCTACGTGATATGCTCGGAACCAACTGCTTTAAATTGTTTTTCTTACAATGGGCTAAGATGCATCCGTCCCAGGAATGCCTCATCTTAATATCTATATCACCCATTTTAATGGTGTCTCCGAGGACTTCAGCGGCTAAATCGTAGTCGAACCAGTAAGGACCGAAGTCGATCTCCCAGTTACACTTAAACACACACCATCCCCATCCCATAAAGTATTCGATTGGAATAATTTCACACTCATTGGCCCCCTTGCCATCAAAACTGTGTAATCCGTAGGAGAAATAATCTTCGGATTTATCCTTGAATGTTTCATAGTACCAATTAGCAAGGTCCAAGGCGTTTGGCGAAAGGGTAACATCATCTTCAATATGGACGTTAAACTCGCTACCACCCTCAAATGCCCAGAATATACAATTGAAAAGATTTTTGTCGAGTCCCAATTTTTCATCATTGATTTTAAGCTCATAGGGCATCTCAATCGATTCAATAATTTCAACCATTGATCTTTGTGCAGATTGTGCTGAAAAATTACCAGCGGGCTCCATGTTTATTAAAAGCCTATATCCCGCTGTATTATTTGCATTTAATGAGGCCACCGTACTCTGCAAATATGAAAGCCGATATGGTTCGGGATTAATTGTCAATGTAATTGTTTTCATTCGAATAACGACCCGTAAATATCCCATCCAGATTTTAATCCTTGATAAACTACATGAGACAAAAATCCAATTATAGCTGGAATTACTTGTAATACAAATAAGAGTAAATTTATAAAAAAGAAGATTGTTGGCTTGAAAAATCTTAACCAATATTCTGATTCGCTATCTATCTTTTCACTCATAATACCACCCTGTATTTGTTGTCAAACACTGAATAGTGATCACCGCCACAACCATCATTAATATGAATCATCGTATAATTGTCCCGTGTATAAAGCTCAAGATGTTTTCCTATTTCATCGTCATCCCACTCAAGATATACCTCGTGACAATACCGGCAACACTCATGATCGAGAAACGGGTCTTCGTCAAAATAAACCTTCCCATTTCTTATAACCCAAAAGTCATCAGTATGGTCAGAGAAGTCAAAAACCGTACATCCAAAATACTTTTGAAGATTACTTATTGAGTCACGATAATCCTTAAGAAGTTGCATCAAATTCCTCCAATGGTTTAGGAAATCTATTCTGTACAATACAATCCCTGGCTGTCATCAATGACAAACCAAGAAGATTCTGCCCAACAGTATATTGGAAGTCCTTCTGTTTCGATAATTCTCATTGTTTTTCTATACTTATTGTTTACGATTCATTTTACTGTAGCGTTGATTTTCCAAAATTCAACTGACTTATCATATCTTTCTCGATCTATCGGGACTCCTGATCCCCCCTCTTCTTTTCCAAGGGAATTCCTGAGCATCGTGATTGGTTTCATGGGTTCTTCATTGGGGTGCATTTGCCCAAGAATCGCCACGATCCCCCACTTATAGTCGAATTCAAACGGTACATCAAATACATTGTCAACCTCATGCTCTGCCTTGAGTTGTTCCCAATTGTAGACCACAATCATCAAGTACTCTGCCTTTGGCTTCCCAAGGGGAAGTTCAAACCAGCGTGACAATACCGGAAGCTCTTTCTCTGTTCTTGCAGAATATCCAGAACGAAGGTATTGATAATTCTCAATCGTGATTGGCAAAGAACCAGTTCTTGCAGCGGTAAAATTCGGCAACGGAATGAGCTTGCAGAAATCAGCATAGCCATCTATAACAGGTATAGACGGGCCAGAATCCAACATGGAAGATACACGAGTAGAAAATTCAAGAGGGGTAAAATCAAGGATCTTCGTCGGCCCAAAGCTCGGATCAAAATTTCTCTCGCCGAACTTCGTCACGCCAATCGGCCCAATATCAAAACAGTACATAGTAGTTTCCTCATGTTATGTTCGTCTACTATAGCACGGATATTGCCGGTGTCAAGAGAGCGAGGAAGATATTTTCATTCTTACATAGATAGCGGCAGTCGCCGAGCGAATAAAGTCATCCAAAATGATCAAACCCAACATTCCTAAATGCATTGTAATGTCAACCATTTTTATCCCTCACTACTCGCATTTTGACCAATGACAACTTGAACACTTCACACAACCGCCTTCATAAATCAAATGGCGTTCGCACTCAGGACATGTCCCCTTGGCCTTTGTATTATCGTCGATGTACTTCTTCAACACTCTGCCAACACCTTTTTCAAAGGTCAACATTGTGTCTTCCTGCGGAATCTTTTTGATCTGCTCACAAATGTTATTTATTGAAACGCCATGACGTAAGAGCATTGAAATCAATCTTGTCGGAGTTCCCAAATCAACACTGAAATGGGACGCGATGTCTTCTATCAAAGTTGATTCAGAATGATCGTTAACTACTTTTTTCGGGTCTGAAAGATTAAGATCGTAATGACCATCATTTTTAAAAATAGCTGCTGTCAAGTCAGTTGCTTTCCATTTAACATTAGGATCAGTCCTTCCCCCTATATATTTGGCAGGAATGATGATGTCATCAAATTTGCCGCCAAACACTTCATAGGGTCTTTCATTTAACATTCCGATAAGGAACACCCACTTGACCCCTTTGATGTTTGTGACATGGATATCACATGGTAAGAATTCCGGCCTCTTTGGCGCTTGAGAGGAAACAATGTTAACAGGTCTACCATCGTCGTCTGTCTCGCTCAAAATCAACACTCCACTACGGCAACCATCTCTATATATAGTGATTCCTTTCAATCCCTCTTTCCATGAGGCCATATAAATATCTGACACCTCTTCCAATGAAACATCATTAGGCAAGTTGATTGTTGATGAAACAGAATGTGTTGTGTACTTCTGAATCACACCCTGGAGTTTAACCCTGTAGTTCCAATCAATATCATGAGCGGTACATCCAAAATATGGTGACTCATCATAATTCTTATTCCCGGTGACTTCAGACCATTGCTTTAATCTTTCATGCTCAACTTCAAAATACATCCAGCTATCGCCCTGTTCATCCACAAAGTCAACTCTGACCTCTTCATCATTTGGGTTGACCTTTCTTCTACGACCGAACTTCAATGCGAAGAGGGCTTCCCCACCAGACGAAGTTTGCGCTTCGATTGACACGCTTCCACAGGGAGCTAATGTGCTGATTGAAATATTACGCCTTCCATATTCCATATTACGTGCATAAATCTCAGGGAACTCTTTTTTAACCATGTGGATGAATTCTGACTGATCTTCAATCTCTTTATCGAACCCAACAAATTGACCTCTTTCAATCGCCATATCAATTGATGAATCCCACTCGGCTTTCAACTTAACCCTCATGATCTCATCAGTAACCTTGAGGGCCTTTTTCGAATCGAACTTGATACCCAACGCAGCAAGCGTGTCAGCAAGTGCAGTGAACCCTAATCCAGTGCGTCTTCCGTTTTTACCTGACTCATAAAGCCTTTCCCAAGTCGCGATCTCTACTTGCTTAATATGATCCGGCTCAGGATCTGACTTGATCTTTTCAATGATCCTTTTTACATGTTCAAGCTCCAATTCAACAACGTCGTCCATCAACCTTTGTGATTCATAGACGTATTCATAAAACTTATCGTAGTTGAACCTGGCTCTATTCGTAAATGGATTGTCAATGAATCCAAAAAGTACGAGCGCCATTAATCTACAAGAGTCATTACCCATTGCGATTTCAGCGCATGGATTAGTAGAAATGTTTTTGTATTGCGGATACAAGGATGAAGTGGAATAGAAATGCTGGCGATCCCAGAAGATCAACCCCGGCTCTGCACGAAGATGCGCGGAACTAATAATCGTCTCCCAAAGTTCTTTAGCCTTTACAGTTCTTGTGACTGTTGGATCTGAAGACTCGACTGGCCATTGCAACTTGTATTCACCATCATTTTCTACCGCTCTCATAAAATCGTCCATCAACTTAATTGAGATATTCGCGCCAGTGACCTTTGTGTCATCATTCTTGATCGTCGCGAAACTATCAACGTTTGGATGGCGTCCATCCATCGACAACATAAGTGCTCCCCTTCGACCCGATTGTGCCACCTCTCTCGTAGTTTCACTGAATCGTTCCATAAAAGATATCGCACCAGTGGATGTCTTAGCAGCGTTATTAACGTTTTCCCCTTCTGGTCTTAATGGACTAATATCAAGACCAACACCGCAACGTCTCTTCATCAATTGAACTAACTGTTGATCTGCGTAACAAATGCCACCATAGCTATCAAACAACTCTTCAATAACGATGCAATTTGACAATGATCCAATTTGAAATTCATTACCAAGCATGGACATGATAGACCCTTGAGGAACAACGTACTTGAATCCATCAAACATGTTGTAAATGTATTCTTCGGTTAACTTGGTCCTTTCTCGATAGTATTTTGACAACTTTTTTCCATGCTTTTTGATAACGGCTTTTTCGTTTATTTTATCCTCAATTCTAATAAACTCACCGGACATGCGTGAAAACATCTGAGTTGGAGTGTTTTCATAATAATTCCCGTCTGAATCTCTTAGGGCATATTTATTAGCCCATGTTGATGCTGCCAAATCGTCGCCATTAAAATACTCTGTGCTTTTTTCAATGACTTCATCGTAAGAATACTTGTGTCTCTCCATAATCCTTCTACGCCTTTTTTGTAGTGGTTGTTAAATCTATTTCAACTGAAACTTCCGACAACTTGGCAACAATAGCTTTATGCCTTATATCTTCAAATGATTTATTCATTCTCACATTTGAAATAAATGCTATTGTTGCGTCTGTCAAATCGTCGATGTCATCGGGTCTAATCTTAGTCATTACATAAGAAGCAAATCTATCAGCATCTACACCTGGAACTCCGAGGTGATCAGTATGAATGATACGTTTATTATGAAGTGTTGCTATATGCTTCTTTAGTCTTTTCGTTTTAAAATAATTCGCCATTGTTACTCACTTGTGACTTCTTTCTCAATGATATGTGTTAATTTTGTTTTGATAGCATCTACCGTCTTGTCTTTTACAGCATCCGGTTCAGAAGCTATCCCTCCAAAGAATCCAAGTGGAATGCTTGCTCCACCAGACCCATATTTTCCACCTGAGAACTCATCTCCAAATATCTTCTTGCAAAAAGCGTTCACATCAAGTGTTACGTCTTCACTTCTTACACTAACAGATATCCTATCGTTCACTATGCCAAATATGATTGAGGTTGAGATTCCTTCCATTCTGACAATTTCGTCAGCAATAGATGGAAGAACATCGCGTTTAGCCTCGGAAATCAATCCAACAGATGCTATGTAGGTTGTATTCTTTATTGTACTCTCTGCAATCACCTTACTGAGAAGTTCGAAGTAATAAGATGCCTTGGGGTAATTCACAATCATTGTGATCTTTTGACCGTCTGCAAGAGCTAATATGTTTTTGTAGGCGTCGAAATCAAGGTCTGTCATATTTGCCGACAATAAATCATTTGTGTCTGTTCGCATCCCAACGATCATAGCGGTAGCTACAGTCTTTCCTTCGTCGCCTTTCGGGAGACAATCTATCTCTCTCATTAAATCAGCAATGATAGTGGCACATGATCCGCAATTCCTAACATCATACACAACACTGTTATTTGATGTTTCTATTTTGTGGTGATCAATGACCAAGTCAATAGTGCTGTCATCGACGCCCTCAATAAATACATTCGACGGGTTGCAATCAACACAGATCCCTGCGTCATATGATTTTTTATTTTTCCCATAATGATCTGGTCCATAGAATGAAAATGACAATACATTCATCAATGTTTGATTCTGTCTATGCGAAACCTCGCCAGCATAAAATATATCGCTTTCGACCTTGTATTTATGCTTAAGGAGATATTGGAGACCCACTGCTGATCCAATAGCGTCTGGGTCTGGGGTCTGATGCATAAATATAGCTGCCTTTGGTTCCTTGCTCTTAAACAATGGAACGATCTTATCAATTGATGTATTCATATCAATAGGTCCGGTTGATTTTTTAGCTCTCGCCTTTCTGGTGGTAGTCGTAGTCTCGCTCAATTCGCTTCCCTCTTTCCATTTAAGGTTTTCTTGATCCCCTTCGCTCGAATAAAATCAACATTGTCTGGTGGACATTTATGCCGCTTTAATATTTTATAATGAAAGACATCTGACAAGGCTTGTTTTGTTTTTTCTTTTGAAACGTTTTTCAAAAGACCTAACTCCGTGCCCATAAGTAAATGACTGAGCCCGACTATCGATTCCATTAAGTCTACCTTATTGGCATAATTCAATGTTCCCCATGATCGAGCGACTATGTCCTTAAGATCTTCGATGTCATATTCCTCCCTGCACTCTTCTTCAAGAGCCTCAATTCTTTTCGAAACGCCTACTAAGGTATTGGCAATCTCTTCTTCTGATCTCATTGCTATATGCTGGTTTGCAAAAGTATAGAAGTTGCAAGTGAAATGAGTATTGTGCCCGAAAAAACCTGAAGCGACTAATTTATTGTTTTCCAACAAATTTTCCAAGTCTTCGTTCCTTTCTGATATAATTATCCCAGGAATGTGCGTGAATATCTGCGCTTCCATGCCAAGGGTCATCAAAGCCGGGCTTGCTGTTACATAACCAAATGGATCGACCTTTGCATAATCGAATCCCAAGCTCTCAAGAATTGAGTGACCTCTCGCCAACAACTCTTGAAGTCCCAACTTGTCGCTTTTGACTCGCACCTCAATATGGTCTTGTGAGTTGACGAATACCGACTGAGATCCGTCTTCGTTAACAAAGAGCGCCATTGGAAGCTCATTCATATCAGTTCCAACTGGTATGATAGCCTCATCTGCGACTTTGTTCTCATACAAAATATACCGATTTAATTTCTTTATTGACGAAACCAAATCAAATTCCCAAGCATTGAACTCTTCCAATCCCATCATTCTTTTTGCGACCATGGCGCAAACTGATTGGAGTTCTTTCTCGCTAGCCATGTGAGGGAACTTTATCCCCTTAATATTTCTATGTAGAACTATGGATTTTTCCTTGACAGTTGAGTCGTTTCTCAACCATATAGGGACGCCCTTCAAAAGCTTATCAACATTTATTCCCTTAATCATTGTTTTCCCTCTTGATCAATTTTTGCTAATTCGTCTCTTATCTCGGCGCACTTCTCATAATTTTCTTTTTCTTCAGCCTGCTTAAGCTGTTGTTTCAAGACCCTTTTGCGGGCCTCATCCTTGTTGCCCTCAAAATTGTTATCAATGTTCTTGGGCTTGTCTTTTTTAATCTTTTGACAGCCCTTCGCTTCTGCAATGTTTATCATTTCACAAAAATTAACATAACATTCTTCACACCCGAAGAGACCGTTAGTGTTAATATCATTAAGGCTGGTGCTACAATTCGGGCATGGCACCTCGTAAAACTCTTTCGCGATAGCGCTCATACCCTCATTGTATACAATGATGTCATCGCCCATAGATCCAATGATTTCTGCCTCACCGGCGGTTCTTATGAAAAAACATCCGGGACACAAGAATAAATCCCCCAATAGATTCCCAACTATACATTTCAATATATGGAAGGGGTGTTCGTTTATTTCATTCCTACAATCATTGCAAGTCATTTTTTATCTCCACTATGGGTGTTGAGACCTATTCCGTGATCCGTCAACCATTTGTCCCAGGATTTTGGATAGCTCTTTCCAAGATCTTTGAGCCAAGGATAGGATGACGCATTAATTGGTGTGGGAACAGGGCAGTCTATTGACTTGCAGAATTCCTCGGCAAAAATATCTCCCTTCTTATTGTTGCATGGCTTACATGCAGCGATAAGATTCTTCCATCCGCCCTTCCCGCCTTTGCTTTTAGGATAAATGTGGTCCATGGTGAGATTACCTCTCTCTCCACAATACCAACATTTCCATCCATCTCTGGCAAAAATATTTTTCGCCCGCAAAGGAAGCTTTTGCACGTGAAACTTGCTATATGGCTTCTGAATGATTTCTGGAAGCTCAATATCTAAGTGTCTGGTGCTGGTGAAGGGCTTGTCTGGACCCACACCTTTAACCAACCATTCGTCGAAAGAAAAGTTCTGGTAGTAGGCACTGCCTTCATACTCTTCTTCATAAATAATTGAGGCGTGGCCATTTATGATTTTACGAAAAGATCTCACAAGAGGCTCGATGGCTATAGGAAACCATGAAGCGTTAAGGACGAGACATCTTCTGCTGGATAAAGGTTTCTTGGTCATAGTATTAACCGTGTTTTAAGTATTTAGTTCTTTGGACAACATACTATACATGCATTTTTCATACAGTCAAATATTGTGAGAATTTTTTAACGATCATTCTTCCAGAATCTTTATATTCTACGGGTAGATTATCAACTGATAACCAGTGTTTACAGCGCAATATTATTTCTTTAGCAATCAAATTAAAACCTCTCTCAAGACACTCATTGATCGCCCATTCATCGGCGAAATACTCATCCATAGTCGAGCTAACTTGCTTTCCAACAACGACATGGCCCCTTTCATGCCAAAGTATATTTCTCTCTTTTGGCAAAATTATTGGTCTTTCAAATAGTAGCCCATGATGAGTGACACCATCAAGCTTCAATGGTAGCAGAAATATTTTACCATATGTTTTCCCGGTCAGGACATGGCAAACTTCTCCACTTATGAATTTCCAGTAAGAACGCACTTTATTTGACCATGGCTCTTCACAGTAGTCATGGATCTCATACAAGTTCATACAATGACAACGTTATGCTTAACGATATGCCTCTTCATCTTGACTGTCTTGCCGCCAAAATCTTCTGGCAATGTGGCTTCGACATACATTGTCTTGTCGTTCTTTTTTAGAACTACTCCAACAATCCTATACCTGGCCTCACCGAAATCGAACTCCGCTTGTTCTGGCATAATGCTCTCCTAAATTAGTTTTTATAAGTCGTGTAGTACATACCCCACAATATACATGATACCACGAGTTTTTCAACCTCTGACATAGGATAAATCGGAAATTATCAAGAAATAAAGAATATGCATTAATTTCAATATATCAATTGGTAAAATCATGATACTTGACACAATGGCCTTGTTAGCCGATGAGAACACAACAGTCGATCAGGCCGCTACTGACGAAGAGATCCTTCTGGTGATCCAAAATCTTGAGGATGAGGGTAAGATAGTGTTCAATTATGAAATGCTTAATATTGGTGGGATACTAATATCTAATGCTGAGGCGCAATTATGGAAAGAGGCAATTGTCGCTCTTCTTGCACAGGGCGGAATGGGTTATGTAGATACCCAAATAACAGCAGATAAATTATGGAGAATCGCAAGATATAAAGAAGACTCTGATAACCCACCAGATGAATTTGTCGAATCATCCTCTTCATCTTCATGTTCAAGTTGGGTTAGCTATTCAAGCAGCAGCTATTCAAGCTCCGATGCTCCAATGGAATTAAACATGGACTTTCCTTTGAACCTTCAATTTGATGAAAAGGATGATAGAGATTATGTATTCGAATTCGGAACCAGCCAAAATATTAACGGATATGATTACGAGAATGAAATGTCACCAGTCAAGTCTCAAGGAAAACTCGGTAGCTGTGTAGCATTCGCGGCGGCATCCATGAAAGAATGGCAAGAGCAAAAAGAGCACGTTGATGAAGTCGCCGCCGGTAAAAGGGATCAAAGAGAGAAAACCCATTACGATCTTTCTGAACAATGGATTTATTACAACTGCAAGAAAATTGATAGATGGCCTAATAGTGAAGGAACGTCTATTAGAGTCGCTATGAAAGTATTAAGCAAGATTGGAGTCCCAACTGAAGAAGCGTGGCCATACAGCGATGTTGAAGTCGGTGAGCCAGAGTCATGGGCTCACTTGATTGCTAGATGGGGAAGAATCAAGTCTTATGAAAGAATCGCCAATATTGATGACTTAAAGATCGCCTTAAAAGAATGCGGACCAGTAATTATTGGAATGCGCGTCTATTATGGAATTTTCTATACTAACAGGGATGGAATTGTCCCAGATAGGAATCCTGGTGAGAAATCAATTGGTGGCCATGCAGTTTGTGTCGTTGGATACGACGAGAAAAAGAAACTATTCAAGTTCAAGAACTCATGGGGCTCCCGTTGGGGTAATGACGGATATGGATATGTCTCATACAATTATGCCGAAAGTGATTTCATTGACATGTGGCTTGCATGCGACATGTCTGTTACCAAAGAAGATCTTAAGGGTGAAGTGGAAGAATTAACCAGAGGCTAATCCTTCTCAAACACGTAGCTAACTCCTTGCTTGGTCCATCCGTAAAATCCAGTGATGTCTTGTTCCTCATAATTATCAGAATAATGAACAAGTGACATCTTTGCTTTAATGTCATCTGGCAACGTCTTCAAATCTTCAAGAGGGGCATGAACCGCTCCTGGAAAAAATTGAACGTCGTGAAAAATATGTTCAATATTATAGTTGTTATAGTAATAATTAATTAAATTAGGATTAAATTGTGTATCCACTGGATGCAAAACTCTTCCATTAATCAATACGCCATAGATCGCGAAAGCTGTTGTCCAATCGACAGATGAGTCAGGGATGTGATTCGTTCTAAAAACTTCAAGATTGATATCTCCGAATTGAATCTCAAAAGTCTCTCTCGGAACGTTACACTTCCATTTCAAATGGACAACAACAAAAAATATAACACATAATCTGCGTTATTCAAGGGGTTTGAGAATATTTTTGTGGTGAGTTAATTCACACCACTACCACATTTTAGACATGCAGTTAAGATATCCAGTGACAACACCGCCAGCATCTGAAGATGAGGATGACGATGAAGATGAGGACTCTATGGCACCCATATCCCAAGTTCCACCGGCTGGTCTGTAATCATCGGCATCGACGTGGAATGCATCCCAATCAAATGTTCCTATTGTCTTACCGGCGTCAATAGCTGGACCACCAGCTTTTAATCTATGGTTAGTTCCTTCGGCTACAAATATATCAGATGGTGTTTGACTGATTAGATTATCAGTACCGCCCTGATCATCTGCTGTTACATCTTCACTGATATTGTTGTTTGAATTTATTGTTCCATTTGTAACATTAAGATAGAAGTCGGCTGTCGGTGAATTGGTTATGATGTTGTTTTCTATTTCAATATTTAGATAACTCGTCCCACTATAAAAACTTCTTTCATAAAGATATGTGCCATATCCATTGGAGCCATCTATGGTATTATTATAGCAGTTTAAATTAGTGGTGACTGTACCAGAAAAAGCATTAGAAATAATGTACCAACCATAGTAAAATCTTGGGCCAAAGAATATATTATTTATAATATTTATCGTCCTGGTTCCAACACTATTGTAAGAATATATTCCATATCCGTACCCTGTAGACGCATCACTATCAACAAAACAACTGTCAATAGTTACATTATCTGCCACAATGAGGATCGCGATAGAGCCGCCATTCATTGCGATCCTAATTCCTTCAACTCGAAAATAATCGAGGCCAGTGCTTATATTAATTGCATTGCCAGAAGTATGATCAATCCAAGCTCCCGGACCATCATGTATACCATCATGCCTTTCAGCTAATGGCGTATAAATTCTTGGGTATCTATCTACCGTTGGAGTTGATGCCCAGCTAGATAAAAGAACCGTTCCCAAGTCTGCCACACCATCGTAACACTCAGCCCATTGATCTGCAAAACTCTGTCCATCTGCATAGTCTTCCCAAAGAGCCAGAGTAGTATAATCTCCTCCGCCATCAGGCTTTATGGTCTTTATAGTTGGCGTTCCATTATTAGATGAAGAACAAGATGAGCATGAACATGAAGATGAGGAGCATGAGCATGAAGACGAACCTATCACAACTTCTAAAGCACCCATGTCCCAGGATGCACCTTGTGGCCTCCAATCATCTGCGGCTAAATGCAAGGCGTCATGATCAAACGCTGATATTGTTTTACCAGCATCAATGGCAACTGATGGTGACTTCGGGATTTCCCCACCAGGTCTCAATCTATGGTCTACACCTAATATCTTATAAAGACCAGTTGTGCTCTGACTTATTAAGTGGTCAGAGCCACCATCATCATCTGCTGTTGCGTCTTCACTAAGGTTATTATTCGCATTGAGTGTTCCAGTTGTAATCGTCGTTACAAAATCACTAATGCCTGATGTTGTGGCAATGTTATTTTCAATGGTAAGAGTTATTTCGGGGCCTCCGCCACTATTTATCTCCGCGACATAAATACCATAATTTGTAGAGCCATCAATAGTGTTGTTTTGAATGACAACTTCATGAGTATGGCTTCCTGATGTGGATTGTAAAGTTATCCAAATCCCATCATTAAATTCTGAATAAATTAAATTGTTTCTAATATATGTTGTCCCAACGTAGGTGACATTATATCCACTCATATATATAGCAGCGGCATAATTCTGTAATGGGCTATAAAACAGATTACTATCAAATCTACATCCGCCGACTGTAGAATAAATCCCCTCAGTGGAATTTATCGCGCCATGGAATCTTATCCCCTCAACTCTCGTATACTCTTCATAAATAGCAACGCCGTCAACATAGGCATCAAGGTCGATCCAAGCTCCAGAACTATTTATTGTTCCATCATGTCTCTCTGCCAATGGAGTGTAAATCTTTGGGTATTGAGAAGCTGTTGATGTCGCTGTCCAGGATAAAATAGCAACCTGTCCCAAATCTGCCACACCATCGTAACACTCTGCCCATTGATGGGCGCTTGCTTGTCCATCTGCATAGTCTTCCCAAAGCGCCAAGGTGGTATAATCACCACCGCCATCAGGCTTTACAGTTTTAATTTCTGGGGTGAAAACTCCAGAGGAAGATGAAGAGCTACATGAGGATGAGCAAGAGGAAGATGAGGATGAGGATGAGCAAGATGAGGCTTCCATAGCTCCCATGTCCCATGCCCCACCAAATGGCCTCGGACGCCAATCATCACTATCAAGATGAAGAGCGTCCCAATCAAATGCTGATATTGTTTTACCAGCATCAAAAGCGTCAGCTGTATATTTTAAGTTCCAATTGTCATCATAATCAACAAACTGATCAGTAGCTGTCTTGCTTATTAAATGACCAGTTCCACTTTCGTCATCTGCTGAGGCATCACCCGTGATATTGTTATTGCTTGTCTTGGTTGCAGACCCACCATTGACCCAATCAATATCCAATGTTCCCGATCCAAACACTGCGTTGTTTTCTGTAATAGAAGTTTTTGCACCACTATCATGATCTATTAATATTCCATATAGATCGGCTTTCACAACAGTGTTGTTGTAAACATCAACATCTATGTTGGCATTGCTAAAGTTTATTCCGTAATCACAATTCTCCGTGACCGTTTCGCAAACACAAATGTTATTCTGAATCGTCGCTTTGTCACCACTCGCAGCTGCTGCTGAGATAGCGATCAAACTCGCTGTTCCACTTACAGTGTTTCTCCAGAGAATAAGGTTGCTGTCAACAACACAACCTTCACCCGTATCTCCACCATCAAAAGATATTACATCAACGTTTTCACCTGTGCTTCCAGATTTTTCAATCCTCAAACCTTCAATACTGAGATATTTTACGGTAGCGTTATCAATAGCATTGGCGGTCGCCGAGCTATTGTCAATATATGCACCAGTACCAGCACCAGCTATGCCATCGTCTTGGCCAATGTGCCTCTCTGCTATTGGGGTATATATTCTTGGGTAGAATACATCATCTTCTGTGGCGGTCCAGGCGGAAAACACTACCTCTCCGAGATCCCCACCGTCATAACACTCTGCCCATTGATCCGCATCGGTCTGATCGTCTGCAAAATCTTCCCAAGTCTGGAGGGTAGTGTAATCCCCGCCACCAGCGGGTTTGATGGTTTTGATATTACCGTCTTTAGCAAGGGCACCCATGTCCCATGTGCCCTCAACACCACCATGAGTGTTGTCAATACCATCTAATGTGAAATCGGCGCTTAGATCTTTACCTGTTTTTCTACAAGGAGACCCTTCTATAAGATTGAAGTCGGTAGCTTCATCAACATAGATATCAGACGGGGTCTGATTTATTATATTTCCTGTTCCACCATGATCATCAGCGGTGGCATCATCAGAACAGTTATTATTCGCGGTTACATTAATAACCCCAACTAACCATCTAAAGTCAGTAGAGTTTGTTGTGCAGATATTGTTTTCGACAATAGCTGTCCATCCTGTTGCACCAGCTGATCTTACTTGTATTCCATAATTATGACAGCCATCTACTGTGTTGTTATAGATTTCGCAATAATGATCAATGGAAGCCTCATTGGAATAAAAGTATATTCCAAAACGGGTGGCATCTTTACCATAGATAATGTTGTTTCTTACGATTACAGGTATCGTTCTAACGCCAGAACAATAAATATCAGACCACGAATCGGAAGAGCCATAATCATTGATTATTAAACAGCCATCCAAAATTTGCCCACCGTCACCGGCAAGACTCATGGTACGGCCATTTATTGAAGATACTATTCTAAGGCCTTCAACACGAGTGTAATTCTCAGACATAGTCATCTGAGAGCCATCATGATTTATATACGCACCACCACTCGCGGCTGTACCATCATGGCCTTCGCCTTCGGCTACATATATTCTTGGATATAAAGTTGGCGAAGGAGTTGCTGTCCAAGATTGAACAGTTACTTCGCCAAGATCTCCACCATCATAACACTCGGCCCATTGATCCGCCGACCCCTGGCCGTCAGCCCAGCTTTCCCAGGTTTGGAGTGTGGTATAATCACCACCACCACCTGGCTTGATTGTTTTAATTGTGGGCATAAGTATTCTCTACTATCTCATAATCATGTCTCCAATTCTCTATGTTGTATTTTCAGTGTGATTATTGTTAAGCTGTTCTATCTGTTTCGTCTAAAATTAGATCCGCAATCACGAGGTGTGTTGGGTTAATAGATCCACCTGTTGGCGGGACCGGCTCTGACATATTGGACGGGTCTAATCCTGGAGACCCAATGAACATGTCAAGATCTATTTTATATTTTGATCTATTAATCATTTTCATTTTACTCATCCCATTTCCATCATCTTCTTCTGTGCAAATGCAATATGGGTAACTTACAACACTCTTTGTCAACTCAGCCTCTAAGACCGGATCGTCTAAAAGCGTGATAAGAAAAAATCTCTTTTCATCCCTACCCCATACTGCCGGTTGAGTTTTTACGGCTATTATATCGCCTACTTTTTTCTCTATTTTATCGGCGGCGGCAATGGCCCCAACGCCTTGTGATCTTCTTAATGAAGCGCATATTTCTAACATGATTATTATCTCCTATTTGATTTATGGGGCTATATATCCAGTGACTGTAACGCTGTGATTGACGACAGTCACTGATGTATACCCTAAATTAGTGTTTGCGGTTAGTTTGATCGGTGTTTTTAAGTTGGTTACAAATCCGCCATTTCCAGCCATGTAAACGACTCCTGTTACACTAACTGGAGTTCCCGTATTTTCTACTAATTTGATTGTCCCAGCAGTAGAATCATTAGACACTATTATATCTGTTATGTATAAACTAAGACCTGCTCCTGGAGCGGCTACTAATACGGTATTTGTTTGAGCAGAACTTTGATCGTCAACAATACTCCAATTATTAGGATGTGAGGATTCAACAAATTGTCTACCATATACATCAGCTATAAAATCAACTCGATCATCTTCAGCCACCGCCGTTCCTGGCGCTGTTCCATCGTGATTTTTAGCTTTACCACCAATCTTGAGTGGATTTCCACTGTCTGCACTGTCATGAGCCACGTCACCGGAAAGTCCGGGGATTGTTATAACATCGACTTGCATTTCAGTGCCTGAAACGGCTCCTGCTATTGTGCTAACATTAGTATCAATGTTATCAAGAACCGCATTGTCAGTAGCTGAAAGGTTTGCGGTTACGGTGCCATCTATTGTAATAGAACCTCCGTTATCGTCAATACTTAAAACTCCAGTTGAGTCAGATGCCATTGTAACTCTTAGGGCGGCAGCTTCCGTTCCTGAGCCTACGACATTTAATGGTGCAGGAACACTAAGAATATCAACATCACCAATATCAACGCCTGAGTTCGCAGAAAGTTTTCCAATAGCATTTGTTCCGGCGGGTAAAGAAGCTACGATATCCACTTGCATTTCTGATCCAGAAACGGCTCCGGCAATCGTTGTGATGTCAGAATTGTCTATTGTAATAGAGTTTCCACCATCAGATATATGAATAGCACCATCAGCATCCAGTGCAATAGCTCCAACGTCGCCATCACCCAATGTTCTTGGACTCGAATCATACCTTCCGCCAGATAAGAGTGGATTTCCAGCAGCGGCGGCATTTTCAGCAGCGTCACCGACAACCTCAATAGTATTTGTTGACGCTGGCAATACTTTAACGTCTACAGCTACGCCATTAGTCGCATCAATTGGACACACGCCAGCGTTTGTGGATGGATCTCCCAAACACACTACTTGTCTATGATTACCGTTTGATGCTTCTGTCCTGGTATCTATACTTATACCAGACCCCGCAGTTATGTCTACGTTTGAATCAGCCATTATATGTTTCTCCTGACCAGACTGTGATTTATGATAGTTCCGCCTACGTCAATTTGGATATCGTCATACTCTATTGAGTTCGCATCAACCAAATCAAGGACCTCTTGTGTCGTCTTTCCCAATAATGGCCTGTGTGGCCTCAAACCATACTTTAACATACTTGTCATAACTCCAGGAATATCTTGTACGATTCCCAAAATAACATGTTTTACATTCTTCCCCTTTGCCCACCCAAGGCCTGCTTGAACAATCTCTAATGCACCTGGAAAATCTAATATTCCAGGACCAAACTCATCCAAGCTAATATCATCATAAATGACTCCATAATCAGAGGGGATTTCATGACCATGATTCCAAACCTTATTCCCCTTCTTAAAAACCGCTCTGGAAACCACATCCAAAGAAGGTAACAGCTGGCAGCTTAATTCAGACTTTTTACCAGTGCAGTCTAAGAGTATTGTCGCGTTATCATTTGGATCAATATCATCCTCCACAAGATCTGTCAATAATAACTCTGGGCCTGTACTTGGAGTGGTTGGTTCCGCAACAGCAATTGACGGGTCCAGACCTGTCGTCCCAGTAAATAGATTGATATCCACTCTAAAAGAGGATATTGCTTCTATCTTAAAATCTTCCTCACCATCAATTATGGTATGTGTTTGTCTAATAAATGGCAATGACCAAACTTCCCTCGACCCCATTTCCATTTCTAAAACCGGATCATTCAATACAGTTATTAAAAAGAATTTCCTTTCCATTTCAGACCAAATCGCAGGAGACTTCTTCATAACAAGAACATCACCAATTTTTTTCAAATCAGTTTCCCCCTTGCTCCCTATATCTCCAAGATCTCCAGATCTCTGTAAACTAACTGCCATTTCTAACATTCTTATTCCTCCTGCGGTCTTAAATTAATACCCAAATATCGCCGCTTAAACCTTCATACTATGATACCCTAAAATATTAGAATAGGGTCAGATGAGATACCTGGACCTCTTGGTAACACGAATGATTCTTGCACAACAGATCCGGCATCCCATGTTCCCGAAAAGGTTAATGACAACAGTAAACCAACTGGAGTGCCCACGTTTCCACCGGCCACTCTCGTTGTCCCCAAAGCATCAGTGCTGAAACTGCCAAGAGCCACACCGCCATCCCTCGCTTCGCCAGAAGATAATAACCTGGCATGTGTGTTTCTATTTATTAATTGGCTTGATCCTGGCTTGTTCACAAGATTACCTTCACCGCCATTGTCATCAGAGGTCCCATCGGAGGTTATATTGTTTGTGCTAACAATCGAGTCAAAGTTCGTCCAATTTATATCTAACAACCCGCCTTCTCCACAAATATTATTTCTAAGAACGACATTTAATGTAACTGTGTCTGAAGTCTCAGTTTTTGTTCCAGTTATCCCATAAGAAGTAACATCAATTATAGTATTGTTGAAAATATTGCTATCGGTTTCAACGGGGTTTGTTGTAGCAATCCCCAATATAAGGATTCCGGTAGCTAATAATCCATTTCCAAAAACTATATTGTTTTGAATATCACATGTTTTGCTAACGGGATTAGAATCTACAATGTAAATTGCATTGGCAGTATTTGCATATGACTTCTGAATTAACAAATTGTTTTCTACTATAACACCATCCGACGTGACCATAGAAATTATCGAGTTTGCTGTAGATGTTGATTCCATTCTTATACCATCTATTTGAACATAATTAACATAATTAACAATTGAATTTCCTGTAGTGGATGATATGAAAGCTCCTGTGCCATCGTCTCTGGCATTATGTCTCTCTGCTAATGGAGTGTAAATTCTTGGGTAGATAACTGCTGTTGGTGTTGATGACCATCCTGATATAACAACCTCGCCAAGATCGCCGCCATCATAGCATTCCGCCCACTGGTCTGCTGTCGCCTCACCATCAGCAAAATCTTCCCAGGTTTGGAGTAAAGTATAATCACCACCACCACCTGGTTTTATCGTTTTAATTGTGGGCATTATAGATACTCTTTAGTAACGGTGTATTTTATCGAAACCGCTATCAACCTCGCATCTGCTGCCAAGAGATCAGCGACATGCAAAGGGTCTCTTGATACTCTAAATTGAAGGATCTCCCCAGCTTCAGGTGTGCCAGCGAGTGTAATAGCAGAAGTTTCCAAACTCGTGTTCCATTGGTTTTGACCATTATTCGCATCAGCAACGATTTGTACGGTCCCCCACGCTTGATCAATTGCTTCCCCATCTCCAAATGATCTTCCCTGAAACCGCCATGCAACACTACTTGTTGAAGCCGTATCGGCAAGCCAAATGAACTTAGCGACCATTGTCCCACCATCCCAATTCTCTGGAGACGGGACTGTCCATTCAGCATATTCCATAGTGGTCTGATCAAAATCTAAAACATATAGATTTACCCCATTTGTTACAAATTCAATTTCCGATGGCCCCGCCGCACCATCTGTAACTGACCCCCATCCTCCAGCTGCTGTTAGCCTTAAAGGTTTCTGAGGTCGAGCCGTTCCCGTATAATCAATTCCCGCTGTGGTAATATCAACATTGTTTGCTGTACCAACAGTCATTTGATCAAAAACTGGAGTGGATAGATCGAGATCTCTATCAGCCATTGTCAATGTTCTTGTAGTTGCTGTAGTCACACCAGAAATTTCAAAATCGACTATCTTTGTAGCGTCATCTTCATCCGTGAAGTGCGGCCCTTCAATAATGACATTTCCTTTTGTGGCATGAGATGTAGATCTAACAGTAAAATTATTACTCGAAGCATCACCACCAATCAAAGTTTGACCACCTGACCTGCCAGCAAGAAGTGGGTAAATACTATGGTCATCATCTGAGAGCCCAGTTAGCGCACCGTGATCTGCGACACCACCGACACCACCAGTTGACCCCGTAAAGAAATCTACAGATGGTTCTACAACGATTTCTGGAAGGTCATAAAAACCAGATCTTTTTCTATAGGCATATTCAATCGTTAAGTTTTCAATATCCGCAACCGCAACCGCAGTTATAACTTCCGTTGAAGGATCTATATAAACGAATGATATCTGACCCCTATCATCACCAGAATCAGAAAATGAATTTCCATCCGTCGCCCCACTGCCAACTTGAATCAAACCATATATTTGATTTTCTCCAGAATCTTCTAATGGCTTGTTTGTCGCAGAATCTCTAATCAAACACAGGTTGCCATTATTTGCGGCGGCATCAGTAGCATGAGATCCAATAGCGCCTGATAGTTGGGCTACGATGGACCCAAACGCTGTTGTGGCGATGGCGATGTTGTCAGAAGGCTTACCGGTTCCAAGAATTACATAGTTCTGACTTGACGGTACGGTTATATCTGTGGTTGTCCCAACCCAATACGTCAACGCCTTATCATGCAATGATTGCAAGTCAAACCCGTCTTCTAAAGCGTCGTACCAATTGGTCCTTCCACTTAAAATAAGCATCTGACTTCTTATGTAATTGAGATCACCCTCAAGGCTTATAGCAGATGACTCTGCATCTGTAACCGTTAAGGTATCGTCATAAGTATCTGATGTTCTTATTTGTGACGATTGTCTCAGGAATGTTCTAGCCACCTTTAGACTCCATTATAATGTTCAAAACCCTTGGTGATATATACAATTCCAAAGATTAACTAACCTTTATTTATAGCGTTAAGATTCTTCCACATATTGGAAGGTAATCTTGTCTCCAGAGATTGGCGCTGGAACATCCACTGAAAGTGTAATAGACGTTCTGCCAACGTCTTCTGTAAAGTCGTCAGGGCTCAATGCTTGACCATTTATAAACGGCCTGATCTGAGTAGTGACGTATACTTCGCTCCCTGGAAGAGTAAAAGTTTTATTCACCCCATCTGGAGACTCAACCGAGACCGCATTAAATTTCAATGTGCTGAGTCCATCATCTTCAGCATTAACAGTGACGCTACCGTCTGAACTATCATAACTGACAACTTCCAGTAGCCCAGCGGAGATTGCGCTTTTGATGTTAGCGAGGTTTCTATATTCATCCTGGACCTCAATTGTTTGTCCGGGAGTCATACTTATCCTGAAAGGTATCGTCTCTGGAAAATTCCCCTGATATGTTTCCTGACTGCTTATATCAAGAACGCCTTGGGAAAGAAGACATCGTAAAATCATCGAGCGATCTCCTTATTTATGAGCCGCTGCCGCATATGGAGAACCATTGACCTCATGGCCCCTTGTGTCCTCTCTAACGACTGTGGTGCCAATACTCGTAGCATCAAGCTCCAAATCGCCTTTAACACCATCTAAAAAGGCTTTAACCTCAGGAAAAATACCCTTCACGCCTATTATCTCCTTATAATACCTGCCTTTAGTCCTATTGGACTTGGCAACAAGATCATTGTAAACATAATTGGCATCATCTTCATTGTCGTCCAGGAAGTAATAATTTCTTTTTATTAAATATCTTCCAAGGTAGGCTTCTTTAAGATAGGCGCTTACCATTATGACCTTCTTACCATCACGTGTAATTCTATCTTTGGCTATATCAATATCATAATGTGAGTCTTCGATCTTCTTCGAGGCTATTTTTATAGATTGTACTTCACTATCGTCTTTCTTCATAGCCTCTTTCTTTATCGGATTCCCAGATATCTTTTTCATCAATTCTCCAATATCAACATTGGCTTTTATCCCCATGGATGAAAAAGCTTCAATAACAGCCTTCACAATCTCATTTGAATCTGACTCTCCAGAGGATGCTGTCTTGATCATCTTCACATCAGACGGCAGTAAATCCAATAGATTCTTCGCCCTTTGAATATCAGCAATGCGCTCAAAGATTGAGAAATCAGATGTGTTTTTTGAAATGGTGTCCATATTAACCTCAATGTGTTTGTATTTTATTCTACAATAATATCCCGATTCCCTATATAGACACAAAAATGACGCCCCGTTTCCAGGACGCCCTTTTCATTCGTTAATTTTATTATCTACCTACTTATGAGATCTGAAACCTCGCAAACTTAGCGATTTCGATCTTTTCCCCAAGCCGTTGCACTTGGTCATTGAGAAGATCTCTTACGGAAACACCGGAGTCCTTGATTGTTCTTTGATTAAGAAGACAGTGTTCTAATCTGAACTTTTTAAACTTACCGACAACCATTTTATTAACAATCTCGTCACTTTCACCATCGTACTCAAGCTCTGGCGGACAAATGCTATTTATGGACTGAGAAATGAAATACGCTCTTTCTTGAGCAATCCTTCCCTCTGAAACATCTTCGAAACTTATAAACTCAGGGTTTGAGGCGGCGACTTGCATGGCGACCTCATGACCAAAGTCTTTGAGCGTAGCCGCGCCAAAATCCGTTTCACAGTGAATTTCAACAATTG